TCAACCCGACAGCAACCCCGCCAACACGCGATGGGTGCGATTCGATCGCACCGCCGCCCGCTGTTGACCAGCCGTCACCTCGATGTACGCCTGGGATGACGCCAGCGACACGTGTCCCAGCAACCGCATGATCTCCGCCGCACTCGCGCCATCCTCAGCCAGTCGCGTCGCGAACGTGTGCCGCAACGCGTGCAGCCGTGCCCCCGGCGGCACCCGGTCGCCGATACCAGCCCGCCGAAAACAGGAGTCCACCAGATACTGCAACCCACCCCGACGCAGCGGCTCACCACGCCGATCCATCAGCAACGATGCATCGGGACGCACGCAGCGGGAACCGAACCGGCGACGACAACTGTCCAGATAGTCCGCCAACACCTGGTCCAACTCCGGCTCGACAGGCACCACCCGTGGTCGCCCACCCTTGCCGGCGACGTCGATCCGCCGCTCACCGGCCCGCCCGGCCAGTGACGCCACCCGAAGTGCCAACAACTCAGCCAGCCGTAGTCCCGCGCACAACGCCAACGCCAACACGGCCAAGTCCCGTTGCGGCCAGGGATCGCGTTGCCGGCCATCGGCACGGGCCACGGCCGTCAGGAGCTGCTCGGGGGTGTCTGCCCCGCGTAGTGGCTTGGGCCGGGGCAGCGGTGCCCGCGGGCGCCCCACCGCGGGCATCGGGTTGCCGGCGACGACTCCGTCCGCGACCAGAAACACGAAGAAGCTGTTCCAGGTGGACCAGGCGCGGTGCACCGATGCGGCGGAGCGGGTAGCGGCGAAGTGGGCGAACGCCGACCGCAGCACGCGGGGGCGGAGGGCCTCCAACGGCAGGGCGTCCAGGGGGAGGGGAGGGCTGGCCTCGTCAGCGGCGATGCTCGCCACCGTACGCAGGTCTCGCCGGTACGCCTGCACTGTGTGCGGGGAGGGCTTGCGGGTGGCGCGATCGGTCAGGAACTCCTCGATCAGCCGTACCACCGTTTCACCCGATCTGTCCTGCATAAGGAACATTATGCATGAAACTCGCGTTTCGGGGCGAGTGTCGAGCCGCGCAGGGGTGGGGTGACCGAGTTGTCCACGCAGGTTCCGCGGCGCCAGAGCTCCCGGCCCGCCTGAACGGTTGACTCAAGGGGTCACCCCAAGGTTCTTCGCGGACGGGGTACCGGCTCGCACGCGACTCCGGGGAAGGTCGCGCGGAAATACTCGTGTGCGGTCCCGGGGGCGAAACTCACCACCGGCGAGCCGTAGCCGACTCAGCGCACGGTCGCCACGTGTTCGGACTCGACGGGGGATCTACCCGGCCGCCTGAAGCACGTCCTGTCGCGTAACTTGACATAATGTACATTATCGAATGGTGGGCGGAGCTGCCGGCCACAACGGCAGCTCCTCGGCACACCCGCCAGTACCGCGGTTATGCGTTGACGTAGGCGGCGAGGTGTTCCCCGGTGCGGGTCCGGCGATCGGCGACGAGATCGGCTGGCGTTCCTTCGAAGACGACCCGGCCACCTTCGTGCCCGGCTCCCGGGCCGAGGTCGATGATCCAGTCGGCGTGCGCCATCACCGCCTGGTGATGCTCGATGACGATGACCGATCGGCCGGTGTCCACCAGCCGATCGATCAGGCCGAGTAGTTGCTCGACGTCGGCGAGGTGCAGGCCGGAGGTCGGCTCGTCGAGGATGTAGATCTCGCCCTTGTCGCCCATCTGGGTGGCGAGCTTGAGTCGCTGCCGTTCGCCACCGGACAGGGTCGTGAGAGGTTGACCGAGGCTGAGGTAGCCGAGCCCCACATCGGCGAGTCGACCAAGGATCCGGTGTGCCGCCGGGTTGCGCCCCTCACCCTCGCTGAAGAACCGCTGGGCCTCGGCTACCGGCATCGCGAGCACCTCGGCGATGTTCCGGCCGGCGAGCGGGTATGCCAGCACCGATGCCTGGAACCGTTTGCCCTGGCATTCTTCGCAGGTGGACTCGACGCAGGCCATGACGCCGAGTTCGGTGTAGATGATCCCGGCACCGTTGCAGGTGGGGCAGGCGCCTTCGGAGTTGGCACTGAACAGTGCCGGTCTGACGCCATTGGCCTTGGCGAACGCCTTACGGATCGGGTCGAGCAGCCCGGTGTACGTCGCCGGGTTGCTTCGTCGCGAGCCGCGGATGGGGCTCTGGTCCACCATCGTGACGCCGTCGCGTCCCGCGACGGATCCGTGGATCAGTGAACTCTTGCCCGATCCGGCTACGCCGGTGAGAACGCAGAGTACTCCCAGCGGGATGTCGACGTCCACGTCGCGCAGGTTGTGGGTTGCCGCGCCGCGTATGGACAGGGTGCCGCTGGGTGTGCGGGGCGATGCCTTGAGGGTGGCGCGGTCGTCGAGGTGGCGGCCGGTGGTGGTGGCGCTGTGTCGTAGGCCGTCCAGGGTGCCCTCGAAGCAGACGGTGCCACCGGCGGTGCCAGCGCCGGGACCGAGGTCGACGATGTGATCGGCGATCACGATGGTCTCCGGTTTGTGTTCCACGACGAGTACGGTGTTGCCCTTGTCCCGCAGCCGTAGCAGTAGGTCGTTCATTCGGCGGATGTCGTGGGGGTGTAGGCCGATCGTGGGTTCGTCGAAGACGTAGGTGACGTCGGTGAGTGCGGAGCCGAGGTGGCGGATCATTTTGGTGCGTTGGGCCTCTCCCCCGGACAGGGTGCCGGCGGGCCGGTCGAGCGACAGGTAGCCCAGGCCGATTTCGGTGAACGAGTCGAGGAGTTGGCGTAGTCCGGTCAGCAGCGGGGCCACGGTGGGTTCGTTGAGGTTGTGGATCCAGGTGGCCAGGTCGCTGATCTGCATGGCGCACAGGTCGGCGATGCTCCTGCCGTTGATTTTGGATGAGCGGGCTTCGATGCCGAGGCGGGTGCCGTCGCACTCGGGGCAGGTGGTGAAGGTGACTGCGCGGTGCACGAAGGCGCGGAGGTGTGGTTGTAGCGAGTCGACGTCCTTGGACAGCATGGACTTCTGGATGGCTGGGATCAGGCCGGTGTAGGTCAGGTTGATGCCGTCGATTCTGACTTTGGTGGGTTCCCGGTACAGCAGGTCGTGTAGTTCCTGCTGGGTGTATTTGCCGATCGGCTTGTCGGGGTCGAAGTAGCCGCAGCCGCGCAGGATCCGGCCGGACCAGCCGTCCATGCTGTAGCCGGGGATCGTCAGCGCGCCCTCGTTGAGGGTGCGGTTGTCGTCGTAGAGCGCCGACAGGTCGATGTCGTTGACCGTGCCCATGCCCTCGCAGCGGGGGCACATGCCGCCGAGCCGGTTGAAGGTGGCCTGCTCCGTTTTCGTGCCTCCGGGGCCGCGGGTGACGGTGAGTGCACCGCTGCCGGTCACCGAGGGCACGTTGAAGGAGTAGGCGTTGGGTGAGCCGAGGTGTGGTTGGCCGAGCCGGCTGAACAGGATGCGCAGCATGGCGTTGGCGTCGGTGGCCGTGCCGACGGTGGAGCGGGGGTTGGCGCCCATCCGTTCCTGGTCGACGATGATGGCTGTGGTCAGGCCCTCGAGGAGATCAACCTCGGGTCGGGACAGTGACGGCATGAATCCCTGCACGAACGCGCTGTAGGTTTCGTTGATCATTCGTTGGGACTCGGCGGCGATCGTGGCAAATACCAGGGAGCTCTTGCCGGATCCGGAGACCCCGGTGAAGACCGTGAGTCGGCGCTTGGGGATGTCGACGTTGACGTCTTTGAGGTTGTTCTCGCGTGCGCCGTGTACGCGGATCAGGTCGTGGCTGTCGGCTGTGTGCGTCCCGGGTGGCTGGTCGGGTGCGCTGGTGGCCGTGCTCATCGGGTCTCCGTCTGTTGGTGTGTCGATCGTGGTGCTGTCGGTGTGCCGACTGGGGTGGTCCACGGGTCGGCCGGGTGGATCGGGTCGTCGGTGGGTCAGAGGCCGCCGCTGACGCGAAGGATGGTGCCGGTGGTGTAGCTGGCGTCGGGTCCGAGTAGCCAGGTGATGGCGGCAGCGACTTCGTCGGGTTCGCCGGGACGCCCGAGTGGGATGCGGGAGGCGGTTTGCTCGGGCCGATCGGGTTGGCCGGACAGGGTGTGGATGTCGGTGCGGATGATGCCGGGGGCGACGGCGTTGACGCGGATGCCGCGGGGGGCGAGTTCCTTGGCCAGACCGATGGTGAGGGCGTCGGTGCCGGCTTTAGCGCTTGTTGACATGAGGGATAATTTGGCTACGGTACCAGTCATGAGAGCTGATCTCTACGCGCGTAAGTCAAGGAAGGACCAGGGCCGCAGCGTTGATCGTCAGGAACGGCAGTGGCGGCGCGACTGCGTAGAGATCGGCGCCCAGCCGGGCCGGATCTTCGCCGACCCCGACCTGTCGGCCAGCCGGTACGCCCGCAAGTCTCGCCCGGACTACGCGCAGCTGCTGGAGCACATCAGTTCGAACCAATGCGAGATGATCTCTCTCTGGGAGGTGACTCGCGGCTCTCGGCAGGTCGGCGAGTGGGTACACTTCCTCGATCTGTGCCGCGATCGTGGCGTCCTCATCCGCATTTTCGACGACAGCGAGCAGACCACATACGACCCACGCCGACAGCGCGACCGAGAATTCTTGATCAACGAAGGTATCAAAGCTGAGGCGGAGGTCGAACGACTACGCAGCCGCGTAAGTGTGGGCATCGTGGACGCCGCCGAACAGGGACGGCCGCCAGGTCCGTTGCTGTACGGGTACACCCGCATCTACGGTCCGCCCACCGGGACCAGCGTGTCCGCGTCCGGCAACCGCCGACGGGAGATCACCCAGGTCGTCGACGAGAAAGAGGCGGCGATCGTGCGTCAGCTCGCACGGGACACCCTGGCGGGACTCCCCCTGCAAACCCAGGCGAACAGGCTCAACGCCGCAGGGGTTCCTACCGGGTCCGGGCGTGGCGTGTGGACTGGTGAGCGCATTAACCGCCTGCTACGCAACCCCGGATACGAGGGGCACCGCGTTCACGGCGGGCGGGTGGTGGCCGAGGGCGTGTGGCCGGCGATCCTCGACTCTGAGACGGCTACGCAGCTACGGGCGCTGCTGGAGGCCCCGGGCCGGCGTAACCACGCCGATTCCAGCTTGGCGCACCAACTGAGCGGGGCGGTACTGTGCGGGGTGTGCAGGGGTGCACTGCGGGTCAAGTGGATGCACGGACGAAACCGGTATCAGTGCAAGCATCGCGGCTGCTTCAAGGTGTCCGGTCCCCTACCGCAGATGGATGAGGCTGTGAAGCGTATGGCGGTCGCGCGGCTGCGGCAGCCTGATGCGGTGCCCGCGTTCACTGCAGGTGTTCCCAGCGTGCAACTCGCCGCAGTCCGGCAGGAACTGCGGCGGCTCATGGATAGGCAGGCCGAACTGTATACGGAGGCTGCCAAGCCCGGTGGTCCGTCGATGGCGTTGGTGGCTGCGGTGGAGCGGGAACTGGTGCCGCAGATCGATGAGGCGCAGGCCCGTCTGCGCGCTTTGCAGACACCGCCAGCGTTGCGCGGCTACGACCCCATCGACCTCGCCGACCGTTGGGATGAGTACACGGTTGGTGAGCGGCGAGCAGTGATTATGGCGTTGGCGGAGGTCGTGTTGTCGCCGGTTGGTAGGGGCACCCGCTGGTCCTTGTGGCGTCTGGGCGAGTCACGTTGGCACGGCGACGACCGCACGTGGGGCGATATCTGGCGCAATGCCGGCAACCTGGTCAGCGCTGTGCCGTAGGTGTTCTGTGGGTTGCCTACGAGGCTGCCTGGGACGATTGGTCTGTTTCGGGCTGCTGCCGGTGTGCTTGGCTGCGCACGAACTCCAGGTAGTGGTAGGCGGAGTCGCGGAGACTGTCGGGCAGTTCGGGATCGCGGAGGATGTCCAGGGCGACGGCTTCGCGCGGGTCGGCGGGTCCGGGTGGCTCGGGTAGATGCTCGACGTCTTCGGGCGCGAGGTAGCCCAAGGCTAGGCCGGCGGCAACGGTGGACAGGCTCACGATCCGGCACACGACTTGTAGCTCGGTGGGTACGGGGTTGCGGACGATGCCGCGTTCCCACCGGTTGATGGTGGAAAGGGATACGCCGGAGCGTTCGGCGACGTCTTCCTGTCGCAGCTTGGCTGCTTGCCGGTGGCTCCGTAGTAGCGCCCCGAACCGTCTCCCGGCTTCCTCTTCTTCCGCCACCTGATCACCATAAATGCTGGTCAGGCGGGGCCCGCCTGTCATACGTGCGGTACGCCATACGTTACTCATGATGTTTTCGCCCCACCCTCGCTCCCCTGCCTGCGGTTGGTGTCTTCCATCCTGCCGTCATCCATCGATAAAGACTACTGAACAACCTCTTGCACGTCACATGTGACGTGTGGCAGTCTCAGCGCATGCCGGACACCACACATGACGTGTCAAGCAGCATCAGACACGGCGACTCCGCCGCATCGTCGGTATCCGTCCGCTGGACCATGGTCAAGCAGGCACTCGGCGTCACCCGCAACGAAGACGCCGCCACTGCCTGCGGCGTGCCGCTGCGCACCCTCGACCGCCTGTTCGAGCGACCTGACCGCAGCCTGATTCGCAACGCGAGAGCAGTCACCGCCGCGACCGGCATCACCCTGGAAGAACTGATCGCCTGCCAACGCCGCCCTGCGCTGAGCGAGGCGGCATGAGCACCAAGCCAATCCTCGTCACCGACGAGCATTGGATGATCCGGGTCGCCGTCGACGCGGCCCCCGAGTTGTCGTCCGACGCGATCGACAAGCTGCGGCGCGTTTTCGCACCAGCCCATCCGACCAGCCCGACCTCGGCTGCCCAGCCGAGCCGGCGGGCCGCATGACGAAGGTCAACAGCAGTAAGTGAGCCCCCGCCGCTGCCACGGCGAAGGGCTCGACACCCGCACCAACCAACCGCCAGAAGGAGAAGCAAGTGCAGATGAACACCGATCGTACCGACCGCCCCGGCTCCGCCGCCGAGCCGCGGACCCGGGAGGTTCAGGCCGGCGACCTGACCGCCGGCATGAACATCCTCTACGAGCTCGAGGCGGGCCTCGGTATCGAGCCCCTGACCGTGTCACGTGTCCGCAGCGACGGGCGCAGGACCGTCCTGGTCACGTTCGAATTCGTCGACGGCGAGGAGCCGTTCAACGTCGATGAAACTGTCACCGTCGTCGACTGGGATGGCTGGGCGGCGCCGCTGGCCGAGCCGGACTACTGGCTGACCCTCGCTGCCGACCTGCGTGCGGTGGCTGACCGGATCGCCTCTCTCGCCGGCACGCCGGCCCCCGAGGTGCACTCGAGCCTGTCCCTGCATGTCAGGCCGTTCATGGAGCGGGGTAGCGGGGAACGCCGGCCTGTGGTGGCCGCTATCGCGTCTGCCCTCGGCGGGACGCCGGTAGATGTGTCGGTGTCGTCCGTCTGGGAGTGCCGGGCGAATGTCACGGTCGGCGCGCTGGGCGTCACCGCGTGGACCCGGATTCCGGCACCGGAGGACGCGGAGACGGCGGCGCTGCGGGCCGAGGTGGAGGCGCTGCGCGCCCAGCTCGCCGAGGGCGGTGCCCGGTGAGCGCCCCGTTTGTGCTGCCGCCGCACGCGTCGGCCGCCGATGTCCTCGCCGCCGCCGCCGACGTCATGGACCTGCGTGGTAAATGCGTGGACGACTACACCGACGAGCACGGCCGGGTGTGCGCGCTGGGGGCGCTGTGCATGGTGACCCTCGGCCGCGCCACGCCACCGGATCCGGACATCATCACCCCTGTCGATCAGGAGGAGGCGTACATCGCCGCCGAGCGGGCGCTGCACCGTTGGCTGACTGGCCGCGCGGCCGGCTTCGGCGCGGCAACCCCCGTGTGGAGTGACACCCACACGAAGCAGGAGGTGGTGGCTGGTCTGCGGGCCGCTGCCGAGCACGCCCGGACGGTGACGGCATGAGCGCCCTTGTCGGAGGTGCCCAAATGAGCGCCTCCACGTGGCCGGTCATGGCCGACGCCGCCGCCCCGATCACTGTCGAGGACCTCGGTTGTGGGCATCTGCCCGGGGAGCCCCACGACGAGGCGTGCGCCTACTGGCGGGGTGTCACGGCCGGCGAGTACCCGCCGCCGGAGGTCGAGCCGATGCTGCCGCCGCACTGCCCCGGCCTGGCCCCGCTACCGGATCCGGCGCTGCGGGGGGTGGCCTGACATGGCACGTCACGAGCAGACCCACTCCGGTCCCGGGGTGTGCCCCGGCTGCCTGACCGTCCCCGGCCGCACCCATGGCCCGGCGTGTCCGGCGGTGGAGGGTGCCCGCCACGCTGCCGCGCCGCACGCGGACACCGTCCGCATCGTCTCTGCCCTGCTGATCTGGAGCCTCACATGAAGAGCTTGCTTGATGTCCTGACTGCCGGCAGGAGCCTGCCTGCCGGCTGCGACCGGTGGGGCATCCGCACCGTCCACCCCGATCTGCGCTCGCAGCACGGGTACCGGTGGCCTGGGCCGGGCCAGTGGGCGTACGCGCCGGGGCCGATCGACACCGACAACACCAGCGTTGAGGTCGGGGACGGAATCTGTCTGGCGCGGACCTGGAGGGCGATGGCCTCCGACGGGGTGCCGGCGGTGACTCTGCTGCTGTGTGCGTGGTCGAGCGCTGACCTGCTCTCCGACGCCTGCGGGGATACGTGGCGGCTGAGGCGGGCGTACGTCGTGGACATCGTGGACGGCGCCCGCCTGATCCGTGAGCACGGCCGCGGCGCGAACCTGCAGGGCGCGAACCTGCAGGGCGCGGACCTGGAGCGCGCGAATCTGGAGAGCGCGGACCTGGAGCGCGCGAATCTGCGGGGCGCGAATCTGCGGGGCGCGGACCTGCGGGGCGCAAACCTAGACGGCGCGGACCTGCAGGGCGCGGCCATGCGGGGCGCAATCCTGTTATGACCACATCGACGCTGCCGCAGGCGGTTGCGACGGCCCGCGCTGTGCTCGGCGGTGTCTGATGGGCGACCTGCTGTGCTGCCTGCTGCATGACCTGATCGTCTGCGGCCCGCCGTATGGGGGATGTCGGTGACCACATCAACCCTGCCGATGCCGCAGCCCATCCAGGCGGCGACTTTCCCGTCGCCGATGCGGCCACCTACCTACCGGCCACCGTGTCCCACCTGCGGTGACCAACTGCCGGGGCTGCTGGCCCTGTGCCGAAAGCCGGAATGCGTGACCGCATTCCTCGATGACGACGCGAGGTACGACGACTGATGACCGCTACGGCGCTGCGCACCGGCCCCGTCTTCCACGGAGTCACCGAAGAAGGCGACCGCCGCTTCTACCTCATCGGCGACCACCGGCTGCTGTCCTGCACCACCGTCACCGGCGTCATCGCCAAAGACGCCCTACTCCGGTACGCCGCCAACCAGTCCGTCGCCGCCGTGTTCGAAGAGCTACCCACCGTCGTCATCGCCTCTCGGACCAAGCCGTGCGGCAACACGCGCCGTATCTGCGACCACGACAACACCGGTCGCTGCGACACCTGCCCCTGCTTCAGATGCAAGGCGTGTATTGCCAACTGGCTGGCTGAACGGCATGTGGAGAACACCGCCCGCCGCGCCGACGAAGGCACCCGTGTACACGATGTGGTGGAGTGGTGGGCGCTGCACGGCGAGATCAAGCCGTACGACGACGATATCGCCCCATACGTGAGGGCTTTCCAGGCGTTCGTTGCTGAATACGCGCTGACGCCGGATTCGTTCCTGCTGTCCGAAGCGCTCATCGTCAACCGGGGAGCCGGGTACGCGGGCACCACCGACGGCGTGATCCGCATCTGCGCTGCCGCGTCGCAGGCCGCCGCGAAGCTCGTGTCCCGCGTGACGGGTGTGCCGTGGAAAAAGGCGGCGAAACTCGGCCTGACAGTCGACCTAGTGGTCGACTTCAAGACCCGTGAGGGCGAGAATGCCCGACTGTATCCCGAGCAGGCGTTGCAGCTCACCGGCTACCGGCACGCCCCGATCGTGCGGTTCAAGAACAGCGACGCAGAGTTCCCGATGCTGCCCACCGATGGTGGTCTGCTGGTGCAGCTGCGCCCCGATGGTGTGACTGCCCGCCTGGCTGTGACTACTGAACGCACCTACCGGCGCGGGTTCCTGCACGCGCTCGGCCTGACGAAGTGGCTGATCGAAGAAGGTCCGGCTGCTGTTTCGGCGCACACATTCGTGCTGCCGGAGACGATCGCCGCCCGTCAGCGAAAGGCCGCTAAGGAAGCCGCCACCGAGCCGGCCCCGGTCGCCGCCTGAACCTCTGAGGAGACAGCTATGCCAATCAAGACCTTGCAGCGCCGGCTCACCCAGGTTGGTGTCATCCGGCTCGGTGAGCAGCGCGTGTCGCAGCGCGGCAAGAACTACCCAGTGAAGCTGGAAACCCTCCGGTTCACCTCGCCGTCGCAGTCACTCATCGAGGCCGTAGCCGCCAATTACGGCGGGCTCGTGAAGCCGTGGCAGCACACCACTGGCCCCCAGTTCGAGGTCATCACCAACGTCAAGACGATTCCTGTGCTAGTTCCCCCGCAGCAGATCGACCCCAACTACGAACTTTGGGGTAACGGTTTCAAGTCGCGGCACTGTGACGGCGAAACCGAAAAGATTCGCAACCAGGCATGCCTGTGCGATCCGATCCGCGCCGCCGCGCAGGCCACAGGCCGAGACTTGCGGCCGGGCGAGGTGTGCAAGCCGACCACCCGCATGTCGCTAATGCTCGCCGACATTCCGTCATTGGGCACCTGGAAGCTCGAGTCGCATGGCTGGAATGCCGCCGCTGAGCTGCCGATGCTCGCCGAGTCGATTGCCGCCGCCGCGCAGCCGATCCCCGCTCGCCTGGAATCGCAGCTTCGAGAGAAGAAGCTGTTTCACCCGGCCAGGTCGCAGAAGGATCAAATCGAGTCGCGGACATTCATGGTGCCGGTGCTGCATTTCGAATTCGTCACTCCGGCGCAGGCATTCGGTGGGCAGATTGCTCAGGCCGCGCGGCAGGCGATGGTTGCGCATCATCTTGCGGCGATCGAGGCCGGACCGCAGCAGGATGCGGCCAAGCTGACCGAGGCGGACGTGATTCGGCTGGCCGACAAGGTGCAGTCGATCCACGACTTGCAGACTCTCTGGAATGAGGCCCGCTCCGATGAGGTGTTGACAGAGGCGGCGAAGCGGAAGCTGCAAGACCGGGCGACCATGTTGGGCGCTCAGCCGAAGCAGCCGCAGCCCACCCCGGAGTCGGCCGCCGAGGCGACTGCCGTACCTGCAGCAGAGTCGGCGGTGGAGGCCGACGTTGACGAGCCGAGCACCGATGCGCTGTGGGTACAGGTTCTGGCGGTCGCCGGCCAGCGAAAGTGGAACGCGAAGACGCTTGAGGAACGTGTCTGCGCCCGATTCAACAAGCCGTCGGACGAGATCAACGGATGGCAGATGCAGACGTTCCTGGCCGAAATCAAGAAGGGCCAAATCCAGTGACAGAAGTTCTGAACCCGGTGGACGTTGAGGCGTCGATCCGCAAGTGCGCGGACCGTATCGCCAAGGGCGTCCAGGTCTGCAGCGACCGCTACGGGGCGTTTTTGCAAGCTGATGCCGCCTACGACAACGCATTCGCTCGGGCGTACATGGACCACGAGGGCCCGGCGCATGAGAAGAAGTACGCGGCCGAGATGGCGACAGCCGGGCAGCGTGCGGCTCGGGATTCGGCTGATGTGGCCTACCGGTATGCGGATCGTCAGGCGAAGGCTCTTGAGTTGGAGTTGCGTGCCTGGCAAAGCGTGAACGCTTCGGTCCGGTCGATGTACTCAGTGGCGGGTCACTGATGGGACGCCGTGCACCATTGCGTCCGATGTCGCCGAGGCGTGCCGCAGTAATGGCCGATCAGGGTGATGGAAGTCGGGGTGGCGTAGTGAAGCCGCCCGCCATGTCTGAGGATCAGCTACTCCGCAGCATCATCGACGTCTGCCGCAAGATGGGCACCGTCCACACCGCCCACTTCCGGCCTGGACTCACCCAATCCGGCAACTGGCGTACCGCCGTTTCCGGCGACGGTAAAGGCTGGCTCGACCTGACGATCGTCGGCCCCGGCGGTGTGCTGTTCCGTGAACTCAAGTCGGCCACCGGCTCGACAACCCCCGAGCAGCGGCAGTGGATCGGGTGGCTGACTGAGGCCGGCCAGGACGCGGCGGTGTGGAGGCCGCGTGACTGGTACTCGGGTCGGATTGCGGCCGAGTTGGCGGCGATTCGTCGGCCTGTCGCGCATCTGGCGGCCCCCCATGCCTGATCTAGCCGATCAGGGCGGGGTGCGCAACCGCCTGCCCGCACCCGCCCCAACCACACGCCCACTAGGAGGTGGCCAATGTCTGACACCAAAATCGAATGGGCCGACATGACGTGGAACCCACTACTCGGCTGCGAACGCGTGACCAGCGGATGCGACGGCTGCTACGCCATCATCACCGCCACCATCCGCGCCAAGAACCCGCACCCGACGGTGGCCTCCGCGTTCGCCGGCCTAACTGAGCGCCGCGACGGGCGCCTCGACTGGACTGGGCGCATCAACCTGCTGCCCGAACGGCTCAACCAGCCGTTGCGGCGGAAGAAGCCGCAGCGGATCTTCGTTAACAGCCAGAGCGACCTGTTCCACAAGGACGTACCTGCCGAATTCATCGCACGGGTTTTCGCCGTTATGGCGCAGGCGCCGCGCCACACCTTCCAGCTGCTCACCAAGCGGCACGGCCGGATGCGGTCGCTGCTTTCGTCTTCCGAGTTTCAGCGCCAGGTGTTCGACGCTGTCACCGGCGGCCCCCGGTGGGATGGCGACTCCGCCCACCACGATGACACCGCAGCCGCGTGGATCGGCGACAACTGGCCTCTCAGCAACCTGCACCTCGGTGTGTCGGTGGAAGACCAGAAAACCGCCGACATGCGCATCCCTGCGCTGCGGGGCACGCCGGCCATCGTGCGTTGGCTGTCGATGGAGCCGCTGATCGGCCCCGTCGACCTATCCCGGTTCCTCTACTACCAGCCGATCGGGGGCGCCGACGCTCCTTTGCACTGGATTGTTGTTGGCGGAGAGACGGGCGCAAAGTCTCGGCCGATGCAGTTGGAGTGGGCGCGCAACCTGAGGGACCAGTGCACCTCCGCAGGTGTCCCGTTCTTCTTCAAGCAGTGGGGCGATTGGGTTCCCACCTCGCAGAGGCCCGCGGCGCACGGATGGGACGCGGCGGACCGCGACGTGCCACGGCGGTTGGGCAAGAAGCGGGCCGGGCGGCTGCTGGACGATCGCGCCTGGGACGAGTTCCCGACTGAATCGGCGGCGGTGGTCGCGTGAGCCCGCAGCGAATCCAGCGCAAACGCACCGCCGGATGGCGGAAGCCAGACAACGCGGTCATCGTCGACCGCACCAGCCGGTTCGGCAACCCGTTCAAGGCTGCCGACTGCATCTCCGAAGGCTTCGCCGACAGCGACGCCGACGCCCAGAAGGTATGCGTGGAAGCCTTCGACGCATGGCTTGACGGTGAACCCGACTACGCCAACGTCGAACCGGCACGCCGACTGCGGATCCTCGCCGAACTCAACACGCTCAGCGGCAAGGATCTAGCTTGCGCCTGCAAGCCCGGTGAGCTGTGCCACGGCGACAGCCTGATCCGCCGCGCAAACCCGCGCCACGTCAAGGCGGTGGCCGCATGAGCCGACGACGCTTCATGGTCGACCGGAGCAGCAGCGACCACGGAGATCGGTGGCGCGACCACTCTGCCTGCCGCGACGAGGACCCCGAGCTGTTCTTCTCGATCGGGACGTCCGGTCCGACCCTGCGGCAGGTGGAGCAGGCCAAGGCCGTCTGCCGGCGCTGCCCGGTGACGGACCAGTGCCTGCAGTGGGCCCTCGACAGCGGCACCGACTTCGGCGTCTGGGGTGGCCTGTCCGAGGACGAGCGCCGCGAACTGCTGCGGAAGGGCATCCGCCGGGTGACCGCCGCATGACCCTCGTCAGCATGGCCCGCCCCGAGGGTGGGGCGGGCCCCACCCCCAAGGGACCACACATGGACTACCGGACCGTCGAACGACTGCTCGACGCCATCAACGCCGGCCGCATCTACCGCCGCCCCGACTGGACGTACGGGGACCGCCGCAACGGCAGACGCACCGTCGACGACCTGCTGTACAAGCTGGACGACCGCGGCTGGGTGGACCTGCGCCGAGACGGGTCCGTCGTCGTCAACCAGGCCGGTCAGCAGTGGCGTGACCAACCGCGTAACGCCCACACACCGACGCGGCAAGGGGCCAAGGCATGAAGACCCGCGTCGATCGAAACCAGCTTGCTGACGTCGCCGGCTGGGTGGCCCGTAGCCTCCCCCAACGCCCCTCCGCACCAGTGCTCGCCGGCATCAAGCTCACCGCCGACGGTGCCACGCTCACCGCCGAGGGCTTCGACTACGAAGTCTCGACGCGGGCCAGCGTGGCCGCGCTCGGTGGGGAGCCCGGCACCGTACTCGTGTCGGCGCGTCTCCTGTCAGAAATCGCCAAGGCGCTACCCAACAAGCCGGTCGACCTGGCCGCCGCCGGCACCCACCTGAAACTGGTGTGCGGGTCAGCCCGGTTCACGCTGCCGACGATGCCGGTGGAGGACTATCCGACCCTGCCGGCGATGCCGCAGCCGATCGGCTCCATCGACGCCGCAGTGTTCGCGCAGGCTGTCACGCAGACGGCGGTGGCCGCAGGCAGGGAGGAAGCCCTGCCAATGATGACCGGGGTCCGCATCGAATTCGACGGCGACCGGATGGCGCTGCTCGCCACCGACCGGTACCGGCTCGTCGTCCGCGAACTGTCGTGGAAGCCGAACACAAACAATCTGTCAGCGCAGGTACTCATCCCTGCCAAGACGCTGACCGAGGTAGCGAAAGTCCTTGCCGCTGGCACCGACCCGATCACGCTCGCGGTGACGGCCGGAACTCCCGGCGAGGGTGTGATCGGCTTCGAGGCCGGCGGACGGCGTGTGACCTCCCGGCTACTGGACGGGGCTAACTATCCGCCCGTCCGGTCCCTCCTCCCGAAGGAGGTGCACGCGTCGGCGCTCGTGCCGGCCGACGAACTCGTCCAGGTCGTGAAGCGAGTTGCGTTGGTGGCGGAACGCGCCACGCCGGTACTGCTCACCTTCACCCCCGGCGACACCGCACTGCTGGTGGAGGCAGGTGGTGCAGGGCAGGCACGTGCCGCCGAGACAATGCCCATCGGTCACTACAAGGCCGGTGAGAGCATCACCATTGGATTCAACCCGCAGTACCTGATCGACGGGCTGTCGCACCTCGGCGCCAGCCACGCCCTCATCGAAATGCTGGGCGCCTACAAGCCTGCCGTCATCTCCCCCGCCGGGGCGGCCAATGACAGCCAGTCAGGCAACGGCGAGCGCGACGAACAGGAAACCCACCCCCACCGGTACCTGATCATGCCCATCCGGGTGACCCAATGACCGGCCCCACCGTGCGCAGAGGCAGCCGACGCCACGCAACCGGCACCAGAAAGTGCGGCCAGCACCCCCGCTACACCCCAGGATGCCGAAACTGCCAGCAACGCAACCGGGCACACGTAGCCGCACGCCACAAGGCTGTCATCCTCGGTACCCACCGTCCCGGCTTCGTGCCCGCCGTCGGCACGGCTCGCCGGCTGCAGGGGCTCACCGCCGAAGGGCACCCCGCACACGAGCTCGCCCAGCACCTCGACGCTTCTGTCAGCACCGTCCAGCAGTGGCGTGCCCACAAGACTCTCACCGTCGCCCGACACACCCATGACGCGGTACGGATCCTCGTCACCCGTCTCGACAGTGGGGGCACCTCCACGAATGCCCGCAGCTACGCCTTACAGCAGGGCTGGGTTCCGGTCGCCGCCTGGGACGACATCGATGACCCGGACGCCACACCCGCAGCGGGCAGCCTGGCCGAGGCGACACCGGAGCGGCCCGTGTCGCTGCGATACGTGCGGTGGGTACTCGACGGGCACTGGCCGATCGACCGGCTCACGCTCGGCGAGCAGGCACACCTGTACCGGCTGTGGTGCGGGCAGGAGCAGCAGGCGGGTCGCCGGTCGGGGCGGAAACCGTTCGCCCGCGAGTGGGGCGTCACCCAGTGGCATGCCCGGCGGGTCGCTGACCTGGCGGCGGTGACCCGATGATCGGCCTGTTCCGGCGCTGCCGGCGACCCGAGCACGCCACCCTCGCCGCCGAGAACGCCCAGCTCAGGGCCGAACTTCACGTCCTCGAGCAGGCCGTGGTCGACTGCGCGACCACGCATCCGCTGCCCGTCGACGTCGACCAGATCAACACCACCCGCCCGACGCTGTCATACCGGTCGAGCCCGCTCGACGGCCTCTCCGGCGTCACCGTCAGCCCTGCGGGGGACGCCCACGTGCTCGTCGATGGTCTGGTCCATACCCCTGCCGCGGCGATTGAGCTGTCCGCCGCGATCGCCCGCGCCGCCCGCGAAGCCGCCGCCGGCCCGGATACCACGCTCCTCACGCCCCACAGAGAGGCACCCTGACATGGCAAACGACACCACCATCACCGTCATCGGCAACCTGACCGACGACCCCGAGCTGCGGTTCACCCCTTCCGGCACAGCGGTCACCAAGTTCCGGGTGGCCTCGACGCCCCGGTTCTTTGACAAGTCGTCCAGCGAGTGGAAGGACGGCGAGCCGTTGTTCCTCTCGTGCACCGTGTGGCGGCAGGCTGCCGAGCACGTCGCGGAGTCGCTGCAGCGCGGCACCCGCGTGATCGTCTCGGGCCGGCTGCGTCAGCGGTCGTACGAGACCCGCGAGGGTGAGAAGCGCACCGTCATCGAGCTGGAGGTCGACGAGATCGGCCCGTCGCTGCGCTACGCCACGGCAAAGGTGCAGAAGATGTCCCGCTCGGGCGGTGGCGGATTCAGTGGCGGTGGCGGCCGGGGCGGTGGCGACTTCGACGACCCCTGGGCCTCGGCCTCTCCCCCGCCCTCGCGTGGCGGTTCCGGTGGCGGCCGGGGCGGTGGCGACTTCGACGACGAGCCCCCCTTCTGAGCGGTCGTTCCTCCAGCCCTTCCCGGACGACCTGAAACCCGATCCTCGACGGAGGCTTCATGACCAGCCCACAAATCTCCGACCGTGACCTTCTGCTGGTCACTGACGTCATCGACGCCATCGACGCTGCCACCGCCGCCGATTCGCAGGCCGTTGCCCTGCTCATCGCACGGCTTCCTGCCGACCAGAGGGCCAGCGCACTGTCCACAGCTGTGGGCATGGCCGCCGGCTATATCTGCCGCCTCGCTGCCCTCACCGGTACGCAGCCGCAGGAGTGGATTCGGTGCCTGCGGAGTCAGGCCGCCTCGTGATGGGTCACCACACCCGTCGACTCCTGCCGGCACAGCCGTACACGGCAGGAGTGACCCCCTGCGGGCAACCGGGACGGCTGTATCCGTGCGGATGGCGGTGCGCGCAGCATCCGCCGGTCGGCCGTACCGGTGAGATACGAGACCCGTCGTAACGGCGTACAGCACACGCAAACCGAACAAACGCCGGCGCAACGCCCGGCGATGAACCGACGGAGGCACCACCTGTGACGACCCGGTGGGAGGTAGAGGCGGCGTTGGAAACCGTGGACATGGAGCCGACAGGGCGGCACATCATGCTGCGTCTGCTCACGCGTTGCGTTGCAGCCACCGCTGAGATTCCCGTCCAGCACGCCCCCACGTTCACCACGCTGGCCGAGGGCACCGGCTACTCCCGGTCGGCTGTCGCCGAGTGGATGAAGGCACTCGCGGCGTCCGGCTGGGCGCGGCGCACCACCGCGGTAGCCAACGTCAAATCTGGTTACCAGTTGGCGATCGGTGAGCCGTCTGTCGTGTTACCGAAGCGGGAATCGCGCAAGCCCCGTCCCACATCCGGTGGTCCGCTCAGCGGACCAGGTGTTAACGCGCTGTCACCGTCGGATCAGGGCAGTGAAGGCCCCCTACCCGCCGCAGTGGTCCGCTCAGCGGACCAGAGCACGCCGGGAAGTAGTCCGCTCAGCGGACCACATTCGTCGGCCTCTGGTCCGCCCAGCGGACTGCCTCTGGTCCGCTGGGCGGACCAAACTGGTCCGCCCAGCGGACCAGAGGCCGATGCCTCTCCTATTACTGGTTTTAAGACCTTTACCAACACCGACCATCCGACGCACCCGGACAAGCCCACCAACGGCAGCCGGCAGCAACCCGCCGTCAGACACACGCCCGCCAAGGCGCCGCCGTCACACAGCGCCACAACACCACAGGCCGCCTCCGGCCGACAGCAGAAGTTTCGATTCCCCCGCACCACGACCCTGCCCAAAGCCACGGAGATCATCCTCAACAGCCTGCGCGCTACCGGCTTCCACCCCACCATCGACGACGCCAACGCCGTCCACCGCGCCGTCTGCACCGAATACGGCCCCAAGGTCAACCTCGGCTACCTCACGGCCATGGCCGCCAACCGCAGCTTCGGCCGCTTCTTCGACATCCTTCGCCGCGACCGCGCCGAACACGTCGAAGCCCAAATCCGGGTGATGCAACAGGCACACCCCGACTGTGAGCACGGCACCGCCGCAGGCAACCAACCCCACCCGACCACCGGTGCCCTCCTATGCCCCTGGTGCCGGTGCGGCACCCGGCCGCCCATTGACGTGCAACGAGAACGAACTCACCCGGCAGTCGCCGCCGCCGCAACCATCTACCGCCAATCCGTCCCCCGCAACGTCGGTGCAGCCGAACTGCTGCGGTTCACCCAGCAGGCCACCGTCCTCCACCGGCGTGGATACACCGCTGGACAGCTCGCCGAGCATGCCCGACAAGCCGCCGACGCTCGAACCCCGGCAATCGCGAAGTGAAAGGCCAACCGATGCACAACCCACCCACCAGGTCGGATGCCGCAGCCGACACCGCGGCGGCACCGGCATTCGACATCGACGCCGAACGCATCGTCCTCGGCTCGTTGATGGCCGACGCGAACCTGATCGACGTCGTATCGGCACGGCTCGGCGCGGGCGACTTCTACAACCCCCGCAACGCCGACCTGTACGACATCATCATCAACGCCCACGAGTCCGGAGTTCCCACCGAACCATTTGCCCTGGGCGGGTACCTCGCCGACCGCGGAGTCCTCAACCGGTTCGAGGGTGGTGCGCTGTTCCTTCACGGCTGTGTCGCCGCTGTACCGCTCGCCGCGCAGGCCCCCTACTACGTGGACCGGCTGTTGGAGTTGGCGACCCGGCGTCGACTGCAAGTCGCCGGTGTGCGCATCAGCCAGGCGGCCACCAAACCCGGCGTTACCTCAGACGACGCGACGGCCCTCGCCGCCGAACTGATTCAGCAGATCCGCCCCGCAGCCCAGGACGACGACATGGTGCAGTTGGCGGACCTGCTCGACAGCGGCCTAGACGCCATCGAGCATCGCGCCGCCGACCCCGCCGGCCTTCCCACCGGATTCGCGGACCTGGATCGGCTGCTCGGCGGACTACGCAAGAAGCAGCTCGTCACTGTTGCCGCCCCCACCGGCTGCGGCAAATCAGTGTTCCTGGTGGATGTGGCCCGCCACATGTCGATCAAACGCAAACACACGGTGGCGCTGTTCAGCCTGGAAATGGCACGCGACGAACTGTTCGAACGGATCATATCCGCGCAAGCTGGGGTGCCGTATCACCTGATCCGTGACGGGAACCTGTCGGACTCCGACTGGCAGAGGGTGTCAACCCAGCTAGGGCCGATGTCCACCGCCCCCATGTTCATCTGCGACCGCTCGGAGATCAACGTCCGGCAGGTACAGAACAAGTGCCGCGTACTGCAGGCGAAACACGGCCTCGACGCGGTGATCGTCGACTACACGCAGCTCGTCGAACCGAGCCGGCGGTGCAAGGACGAGCAAGAGCAGATCAGCGACGTCAGCCGGGGCTTGAAGATCATGGCGGGCAGTCTCGACGTCCCAGTGATCGCCGCCGCCCAGATGAACCGCGGCCCCGACATGCGCGCCGACAAGCTTCCGCAGCTGTCCGACCTGCGCGGGTCCGGATCCATCGCCAACAACTCCAACGTGGTGATGTTCATCCACCGGCCCGACTACTACGACCCCGAGTCACCCCGGCGGGGTGAGGCCGACTTTGTGGTCCGTAAGGCCAGGTCGGCGCCGAAGGACGTGGTGACGGTAGCCGCCCAGCTCGACAAGTCCCGATTCGTCGACATGGCCACCGTTTAGACCGTCCCGCGTGGAGACACGAGCATCACCTACCGCAAACGCACACCGGATGGGACCGCGTCGACATCACCACCGGCACCGCCCAGATTCTCGTCGCCTACATCTGACAGGAGCCCACCATGAGCACCCAGACGCACTGGTGCACGGACACCACCCCACACACTCCCCACCGCACCGACCACGGCGCATTCGGCGTACGCGACTGCCCCGGAGTCCCCACCTTCCTACCCGTCCACGGCGAATGCCGCCACGACCACCACGCCACCACCACCGCCCCCGACGACTGTCAACAGGCACTCGAAACCCTCACCGACGTGTGGGCCGCCCTCAACCGTGCCGGCTGCCACAGCCCCCTCGCCACCCCCGCCGAGCTGATCGACCAGCTCGCCGCCGACCGGGACCAGGCCCGCGCCGCCCTCGCCGACGTCCAGGAGCTGATCGCCGCCCTCGACCACGTGGCCGCCCAGCTCGACCGGGCGCGGGCGCGATACGCCACCCGCCCCGGTTCCCCGGCCGGCGGCACGCAGGACACCGCGCCGCCCGCTGAGAGCCACACACAGTCACCTGTAGACCCCCTCGGTGCGGGTGTTCAGCAGGCGCAGGGCCAGAGTGATTGGACGGACGGCATCCATGACTGAACAACCGCTGCCGAGCCTGCACAACAACGGCGCACAAGACCCCGACCGCTGGGCACCCCCAACCCAAAACCGCCGCGAGACGTCCGGCTGCGCCCACCCCGAAGTCGGCGACCTTGTCGCATGGCGGTACGCCGCTTGGACAGTGCACAAAAGCCGCCCACACCAGAACGGTGACCTGACCGACAAGCAGCCCACCAACGCCATCAAGAACAGGCCGCTGCACATCGTGCTGCGCCACCACAACGGGCCACTCATCATCAAGCCGGGAGAAGAACACGGCTTCACCCGACTCCACGACGGCGTCGTCGAAGTCAGCTTCACCTCCCCACCCAACTACCGGTGGAACCGGCTCCCCGACCCCTACCAGACATGCTCCTGCCACGGTCACCCCTGGCCCTGCCAGGAACGAGACCGCACAGTGCTCGCCCAGCACCAACTACGCGAGATGGACCGGCTGATGGCTACCGCCCAACCGGGAGTATGCGCCCACTGCCTGGAGCCGATCAGCACCCGGCAAAAGACCGTGACGTTCCCGGAAGAATCACGATTCGTACCCGGCGCACCCGGCCCCACCTTCCACGCCGGCCGGGCCAACTGCTGGCAGGGCGCCGAGGAGTACGAACGCGAAGGCCGACTGACCGACAACCCTGACGTGCCACGCCTCGCCTCATGCCCCGGAATCAGATTCATCCACGAGCAGCACGGCATGCCCACCGAGCAGCGCATCGAATGCACCGCCGGGCCGCAGTGCACCGGACTACACGGTCCGGCGGGAAGCCGTCAGGAGGCGCCGTGCTGGCATCGGGTGATCCTGGCCGGCGATGAGGGCGCGTACGCCCGCCCAAGCATCGATTGCGGCTATCGGGGGCGCGGGAACGGATGCCTGGGGGCCGACCTGTCCAACGGCGGCCTGTCTCTGTCGCCGGCCGCCGCTGACCTGTTGTGGCAGGCGCGTCATCGACGAGGGGGTGGACTGCTGTGACTACCCGCCCCATGGACGTGACCCCAGCCGACGCGGTGGCCGCCGAACATGACCCCGATGCCTGGGAGACCGACCCAGCCGAGCGCGAGCCGGACGACGACTGGACCAGCCGATGACCGCGCTCCGACTCGGCTCCCTGTGCACCGGCTACGGCGGACTCGACCTCGCCGCCGACGCCGTACTCGGCCCCCTGCCCCACGCCTGGCACGCCGAAAATGATCCCCACGCCTCTCGCGTCCTCGCCCACCACTGGCCGCACGTGCCCAACCTCGGTGACCTCACCACCGTTGACTGGACACGTGTCGAGCCCGTGGACGTGCTCACCGCCGGATTCCCTTGCCAAGACGTGTCCTCAGCAGGAAACCGGACCGGACTCAAACCGGGCACCCGCACCGGCATCTGGTCACACATCGCCTACCTCATCGCCACCCTCCGGCCGCCCCTAGTGCTACTCGAAAACGTGGAAGGACTACTCAGTGGACCAGCCCACAGCGACGTGGAACGCTGCCCGTGGTGTCTGGGAGACACCCCGCCTGACCTTGTGGTGCGGGCACTCGGAGCCGTACTCGCAGACCTTGCCGCCTGCCGGTTCGATGCGGAATGGACAACTGTTCCCGCGTCGGCCGTCGGCGCCCCACACCGCCGCCGACGCGTCTTCATCGCCGCCTGGCCTACCCGACGGATGGGTCACCGGCCACCTACCCCGCAACCCCGCCCTGCACTGCCTCGGAAACGGCGTCGTCCCACAACAAGCCACCCACGCCATCACCGACCTACTCACCGCCTGAGGAGCAGACATGAGTAGCAGCTGGCGCGGCGGCAGCACCAGCGCCCGGCGCCGCATACGCGCCCACGTCCTAGCCCCGGCCACCCCGACCCTGACCGTCGCTCGCTGAGAGGCCCGCCCCGTGACACCGCACCGCCTGCACGCCACCGCCGCCTAGTCCATGCGAGAGGCCACCCCATGAGCAACCCCATGCGCAAACAGCAGCCCACGCGGCCCGGCGACCCCGCCAAGGACCCCAGCAAACACGCCTACTACGGCGGTCGCCGTAAGGACGGTAGCCCCTGCGGCGGCCGGGTTGTGGAGGGCACCAGGACCTGCCGAATGCACGCCGGCAAGCCGCTTGCGCAGGTGAAGGCCGAGGGTCAGATTCGGGTGGAGGTGCGGCGGTGGATGCTCGACGACCACGATGGCACCAGCGTGGATCCCCGATCAATGTTGCTGAACCTGATTGCGTTTTGGCGGTGGAAGACGAACCACTACGGGCGGCTGATCGGGGAGGCGTACGAGGCGGCGGAGCGGCTGCGGGAGGCGCATGCCGCCAGCGCCCTGATCGTCACCCCGGACCCTGGGGAGGATGACGACGGCGAGCATCCCGCTGTGCAGTCGGCTCGCGCCGATCTAGAGCGAATCTTTACTACCGGTGGCGTCGCGGCGCTGGTCGGGAACCGGTATGACGCGGATCGCGCCGGCCGGGTGTACGCAGTCGATGAGGGCGTGCGGGCGCTCGTGAGCCTCGAGGGTGAGGCGTCGGATCGGGTGGCGCGGTACTGCGCGCTGGCGATTCAGGCGAAGGTCGCCGAGGCTCGGATCGAGCTGGCGCAGCAGGTCGGGGCGATGATCGCGACGGTGATTGTGGGCGTGCTCGGGGATCTGGGTGTGTCGGCCGACGAGCGGGTTATGGGTCTGGTTGCTTCGCACATGGATCTGGTGGCGGGAGGTTCCTCGCCTGTGGTCGAGGGGCGCACCGGGCAGCTGACGCCGAAACCGGCCGCCGGATAGCGCGAGCGGCCCGGCATCCCCCTCCCCGAGGTACCGGACCGCCAACACCGCACCGTCGCCTTCCCAAGCACACGGCTACCACAAGCGTACCGTCACCAGCGCGAACGGAGATACTTGACATGGCCACCTTCTGCCCCGTCGACTGCACCTGCCACAGTTCCCCGTACGCGCCCTGCACCGCCCCCGGCGGCTGCGGCTCGGCCGGCTGCACACTCGCCAACTGCGCTGCCTGCCGCAGGCGACCCCGTGACACCGGCCAGGTGTGCGAGCCGTGCCGCCTCTGGCTATCCAGCGCCCTACGTGCCATTCCGGAGCTCGCCAGCCGCGCCCGCGACGAGCTGATCCCCGCCGACGACAGCAGCAGCCGCGCCGTGTTGGTGTGCCGCACCTGCGGCGCTACCGCCCCGGCCGGTGCCGTCCCCCACCATCCCGGCCGGCCCGAGTACGACCGTTCACCCACGGGCCGGCACGCCGGCTGGGTGCCGCGCCGTGTCATCGGCCACGCTGGCGGTCCGGTGCGCTCCGTGGCCTCCTACACCATCGTCACCGGCGGTGACGGTGAGGCGTCCGTCCCTATCGACCTGCACCTGCACGATCTGCTTGCCCCAGTGGTCCGTGACGGCGGCCGGCCCATCGACACCACTGGCGACAACTGGGTGCAGGCCCTGGACACCCAGCCCCGCACCGTGTGGGTCGACAACGGCTCCAAGGGCAGGCGCAGGGCCACCGTGCTTGACCGGCGGCCACGGCGTGACGCCGCCGGCCACAGGGTGACGACTCCTGCCGGCGACCAGATCGGGGAGGTGCCCATCGCCCAGATCCTCGACCAGGAGGTACGCGCGTGGATTGATTCCGGCGCTCCCGGCGGCTCGTTCCGGCCGGCCCCGAGTATCGACGGCCTCGTTGACTGGCTGATCACACGCCTTGACTGGGCGTGCGACTGGTACGCGGGGATCGACGTTTTCGCCGCCGCCGTGCGGCAGATCCGCGGGCGGATGATGGCCGCGCTCGGGGACCTCGACCCGGAGCCGGAACGCTGCGACGGTGTCGCGTGTAGCCGGTGTGACCTGCGGATGTTGTTCCGTCGGCAGGACGGGTCGGGGGATGTGGAGTGCCAGAATCCGGACTGCCTGAGGGTGTTCACCGGCGTCGAGTACCGGGACCTGGTGGCGGCGGAGGCCGCCGATGAACGGGGCCGGCGGCCTCCGCAGGAGGTGGCGGCGTTGATACGCCGGTCACGCTGAGCGGCTGCCAGCAGCAGGGGTGAGCCCGCAAACTGGCGGAATCGTTGATCAGCATTTACGGTGGGTGTTGGCAAAGTGTGCCCACAGACCGTACGAAGCCCCGCGCCGAGCTGGTGCGGGGCTTCGACGTACCCGCGGCAGGGGGTGAACTACCGTGTGGCCCTCAGTCGATCCGGACACCCGCTTGACCGCGAGGGAACTCGCGATCGCCCTGGGAGTGTCTCCGCAACTGGTGAACCGGTGGCACACCGACGGCTACCTGAACCGCGACGGCGAGCACGTGTACTTGCCGATGGCGGATCGCAATCGGCGGGGACACCGACGTTTCCGCTACCTGGACGGGGCGAGGGCTGAGGGGGCGACACGGCGGTCACCGAAGTCGTTTCGCAAACCCAAGGACTGGGCGGAGATCAACCGGAAGCCGGCCGGCGCCCGGGCGGGGTGACGGGAGGCCGGTAGGCGGGGGTGGCCGTGACGCTCCTCGACATCGGACTCGCCTGGCAGGACGCGACCGAGCGGTTCAAACCCAAGCACGCGCGCTGGGCAACGCCCGGCGCGCTCGCCCAGGACCTCGACCCGAAGACCGTGCAGACCCCGGCTCTCGACCTCATCGACGCCGCGCTGGTCGACGTCGCCGAGGGCCGCTGTAACCGGCTGATGATCAGCCTCGCGCCGCAGGAAGGCAAGAGCCAGCGCACCTCCCGCCGCTTCCCCACATGGATGCTCACCCGCAACACGGACCTGCGCATCGCGATCGTCTCGTACGCCCACGGCGTCGCACGACGGTGGGGCCGCGCCATCCGCGACGACATTGGCATGCATGGCGACAGGCTCGGCCTGACCGTCAACCCGTCGTCCGCTGCCGCCCACGAGTGGGAGCTGCTCGGCCACCAAGGCGGCGTCTACTGCGTCGGCATCACCGGCTCGCTCACCTCCCGGCCCGTCGATCTGCTGATCATCGACGACCCGTACAAAGACGGTAAGCAAGCCGACTCGGAAGCGTGGCAGGAGACGGTCCGCGAATGGTGGACCGAAGTCGCGATCCCCCGGCTCGGCCCGAACGTCGCCGTCGTGATCATTCAAACCCGGTGGCGCCACGACGACTTGACCGGCTGGTTGCAGGAGCGCGACGACGGCATCGACTGGCGGGTCATCAACATCCCCGCCCAGGCAGACCACGATCCCGACAACGGCGAAAGTGATCCGCTCGGCCGTCAGCCCGGCGAGTTCATGGAGTCCGCCCGCGGTCGCACCCGCGGGCAGTGGGAGCAGCGCAAGCGGGAGATGGGCACCCGCGCCTGGAACGCTCTCTGCCAGGGCAGGCCGGCTCCGGCGCAGGGCAACATTTTCCAGCGCGACTGGTGGGAGTTCTACGACCAAGCGCAGTGGATCGACAAGCCAGACGGTACCCGCTGGGCGGTCGGCTTCGATGAGGTCATCGCCTCGTGGGACATGGCGTTCAAGAACACCGACGGCACCGACTACGTGTGCGGGCAGGTGTGGGGGCGGCGTGGCGCCGAGGCGTACCTGCTGGATCAGGTGCACGACCGGCTGTCCTTCGTTGAGACCGCCGTCAAGGTGCGAATGTTGTCGGCGCGCTGGCCGCAGGCGGCGCTGAAGCTGGTCGAGGACAAGGCCAACGGGCCGGCGGTGATCAACGCGCTGTCGCGGAAGTTGCCGGGTCTGGTCGCCGTCGAACCGGACGGATCGAAGACGGCGCGGGCTGCGGCGGTGTCGCCGTTCGTCGAAGCCGGCAATGTGAAACTGCCGGCGCCGGAGCTGGCGCCGTGGGTGGACGACCTGATCGAAGAGGCACAGAGCTTTCCCCGGGCGGCGAACGACGACCGGGTTGACGCGATGTCGCAGGCGCTGAACCGGCTGCTGCTCAACCCGCTGCTGGTCGACGACGTCGTGGTGGTGGATGACGAGTACGACGACTTCGGTATCTCACCGGTATAGGGGGTCGTCGTATGCGGATCCCGTTCGCCGAAACGCGGCAGTTACGCGCCGAGGTGCAGCAGTTGTCCACCGAACTCGCCCAGCAGCTCGACAGCAACAAGCTGCTCGCCGAGTCCGTCGCCGACCTTGAGCGGGCGCTGAACGAGCCCGGCTGGATCCTGGCGCTGGCGAACACCGACCGCGAGTTCACCCCCGAGGGACTCGTGCGGTTGCGGGCCATCTGCCGCCTGTACGCCATCAAATCGCCGCTGATCCGCCGCGGGCTGAACCTGCGATCGGCGTATGTGTGGGGTCAGGGCGTGGAGATCACCGCGCGGGCCAACGGCCACCGCCGCCCCGGCGAGCAGGACGTGCAGAAGGTCGTCACCAGCTTCCTCGGCGACCCCGCCAATGTGCGGGCGGTTACCGGTGCTGAGGCCCGAGACCAGTTGGAGCACGCCCTCGGCACCGACGGCGAGTTGTTCTTCGCCCTGTTCACCCGCCCCCTCGACGGCCGGGTGCAGGTACGCACCATCGCCGCAGACGAGGTCGTGCGTGTCATCTGCAACCCCGAGGATCGCTCCGAACCGTGGTACTACCAGCGGCGCTGGATCCGCGAGGTTCTCGACCCGGCGACCGGGCATAGCACCCGCACCACCGTCGAGGGCTACTACCCGGCGATCGACTACCGGCCAGCCACCCGGCCCCGCCGTATCGGCTCCCACCCGGTGCACTGGGACGCACCGGTGCTACACGTGACGGTGAACCGGCCGCACGGCTGGCAGCGGGGCATCCCGGACGCGTACGCGGCAATCGACTGGGCGAAAGCGTACAAAGAGTTTTTGGAGGACTGGGCGAGACTCATGCGGAGTCTCAGCCGGTACGCGTGGAAGACCACCACCCCCGGCCGGAAGTCAGCCGCGGTCAAAGCGCGCGTGGCGCAGGCACCCGGCCGGGATCCATCAACCGGGGAACCGCAGCACGCCGGCGCCACGGTCATGCTGTCGCCGGACATGGGACTGGAGGCAGTCTCGAAGTCCGGTGCGACGATCGACGCGGACTCGGGCCGGCCACTGGCCACGATGGTCGCCTCCGCGCTGGACGTGCCCGTGACGATGCTGCTCGCCGACCCTGGGCAGACCGGCGCCCGCGCGACAGCCGAAACGCTGGACCAGCCAACCGAGCTGGCGATGGGACAGCGCCGTGACCTGTGGGCATCCTGGTACCAGCGGATCCTGCGCTACGTCATCACCGAGGCGGTCCGCGCGGTCAACGGGCCGCTACGCGGGACCATCCGCCGGGACGCGTGGACGGGCAGCGAACAGGTGGCCCTGGCCTCAGACACCGACCTGACGATCGACATCGTGTGGCGGGACCTCGATGACACGGACGTCGCCACGACAGTGCGGGCGATCAAGACCGCGTCGGACACGGGCACGGTGCCGCCTGAGGTGGTGCTGCGGCTGTTGCTGACCGCGCTCGGAGTGCGGCAGGTCGACGACATCGTGGGGCAGCTACTTGACGGCGATGGCGAGTTCGTGTGGCCGAACGGTCCGCCGCTGGGTGGAGGGCAGTCAGCGGCGGACCGGCAACGCGCCGGCCAGGACCCGGCTGGCACCGGGCCGGGACGCATGACGCCCGACGGTGACGCCGATCAGTGACGGGGCAACCGACGGCAGCGGACCGCCGGCAGACGTCGAAAGGGCGGGGTCGTGGCGATCAACCAGCGCACCCTGCGCCTGCTGCGCCAGCTCGCCACGACCGTCGGCGAGCACACCGACGACACCACCCGCCACCTCGCCGCCGCCTGGGTCCGCGCATGGGACGAACTCGCCCCCGCCTGGCAGCAGGCGATCACCGACATCGTCACCCGCGCAGCCGACGGGCAGTGGCCGGCGCCGTGGCAGCTCGCCCGCGTCGACCGCCTCGCGACCGCGGTCACCGCCACCTCGACCACACTCGACGGACTCGCCACACAGGCCGGCCTCACGACCGCCGCCGGCGTGGCAGCCGTCGTGGCGGCCACCGCCGCCGCCGAACCCGCCCTGATCGCCTCCCAGCTACCCGGCAGGCTCGCCGCAGCGGCAGCCGCCGAGTACGCGACGACACTCAACCCCACCGCCCTCGACATCATCGTGCGGCGGGCCGAAGAGCAGATCACCGCCCGCACCCGGCCATTGTCCGACGCGGCGATGGACGCGGTACGCCGCTCACTGATCCGCGGTATCGCTGTCGGCGACAACCCCCACACCACGGCGCGGGACATGCTGCGGCGGGTGGAGGGCGACATCAACGGCGGGTTGACCCGCGCCATCGTGATCGCCCGCACCGAAATGCTGGACGCGTACCGCACCACCAGCCGCTACGTGCACGCGGCGAACGCGGACGTACTCGCCGGCTGGACGTGGTGGTCCTCGCGGGACTCACGGACCTGCCCCGCGTGCTGGGTCATGCACGGCACGGTGCACCCGGTCGGGCAGGAAGGTCCGCAGGATCACCAGCAGGGCCGCTGCGCCAGGCTGCCCAAGCTCAAACCGTGGACGCAACTGGGCATCCCCGAACCCGAACCGGCGGATCTACCCGTGGATGCACGCGCCCAGTTCGACGCGCTACCGCCACAGCGGCAGCTGGCGATCCTCGGCCGGGCCCGGCTCGACCTGCTGCGCTCCGGCCGCATCGAGTGGACCGATCTGGTCACCCGCCGCGACAACCCCGGATGGCGGCCGTCCTACATACCCACCACGCTCCGCGACCTGCAGCGCCTCGCCGACCGACGCGCCGCCTGACCTCGAAAGGGGCACGATCATGCGCAGACGCCGACGGCAGCCACCTGCCCCGGTGGGCATCGGCCGCGCACTCATCCGCTACACCCCCCGCACCCGCCAGATCCTCACCGAGATCGCAGAGTCGGCGGCGTCGGCGACCCTCGAGCGGCAGGCGCAGCGCATCAGCGCGACGGAGTCACCGACCATCCTGGAGGCGCCACGCCGGCGTGATGGTCGACTCCCGATCCGGCTGATCCGGGCGGGCTGGTCACTCAACGGCAACTACTACCCCGCCGACGTGCTGCGCCGTGACGGTCCCACCGCCTGGCCGAAGGGCACCTTGTGCTACATCGACCACGCCACGGACGACGAGGACGCCGCCCGGCCGGCGGGCAGCATCAAGAACCTTGCCGCCGTGCTCACCGAGGACGCCCGTTGGAGCGACACCGAGCGTGGGCTTGTCGCCGAGGTGCGGCTGTTCTCCCTGTGGCGCGAAGCCATCGAAGACATGCGCGGCGTGATCGGCATGTCCATTCGGGCGTGGGTGCACGGCGACCAGGGTGAGGCCGAGGGCCGGCACGGGTTCATCGTCTCCGGCATTCCCGAAGGCCGGTCCGTCGATTTCGTGACCACGCCCGCCGCCGGCGGCGGCATCCTGTCATCGGCCCTGGAGTCGGTACGCGCTCGAGCCGACGAGGCACGCAGCGTCGGCGGCTGGCTGGAATCCCGGCTGCACCTGTGTCTCACCCAACTCGCCGACGACTTGTACGGCCAGGGACTACTCACCCGGGCCGAGCGGCTCACGCTGTCGTCGGCTATCGGCGACGGTCTGGCCGCCTACACCGCGCGTATCGAGGCCGACCAGCCGCAGCTGTACCAGCGCGACCTCGGCGACGGCCCAGCCACCGCCGAGCCCACTACCGGCAGTACGACCCCGGCCGTCTCGGCGGCCAGCGACCACGTGACGGGCGGCGCCCCGCCGGCCGCACCCAACCCACCGATGGAAGGAGAACCCGGCATGTCGGGTACCCAGACCGGCGAAGGTGCGCCGGGCGAGGCGGGGACAGCCACGCAGGAGGCCCACACCCGCACCACCGAGGCCCCCGCCGAAGCGCGGCTGGCCATCATCGAGGCCGAGCGTGACCGTGAACGCACCCGCGCCCAAAGCCTCGGGGAAGCGCTCAGCGAGGCGCAGACTGAGGCCCGCCGCGCGAGCGCCGAAGCGCAGGAGGCGATCGCCGAGATGCGGCGCCTGCGGGCGAACGAAACCGCACGCAGCACCATCGCTCGGATGCTGGCCGCCGACGAGTCGGGGGTGCCGGCGGACATGCAGCCGCTGATCGGTCCGCGGGTGCACAGCCAGATCCTCGACCACGTGCCGCTGTCCGACGACGGCACCGTCGACACGGTGGCACTCGAGGCCGCCGTGACCGCAGCGATCCGCGCCGAGAGGGTCCACGCCGCCAGCCTCCTCGAGGCCCAGGGCGTCGGCCGGGTCGCCGGTCTCGGCGCCGCCGGCGACCCGACGATGCAGATGTCGCGAGAGCAACTCGAGTCCAGCCTGTCCGAGGTGTTCCAGGCCATCGGTATGTCCGACAACGTGGCCGCGCTCGCGGCGAAGGGACGGTGACGTCGTGGCGTCAAACCAGGTGTACAGCGACGGCGACCAGTTCCCTGTTGTCTGCTCCCAGCCGGCCGTCCCCACCTCGGGGGATCCGGTGCTGGTCGGTCAACTGCCCGGTGTGGCACTGACCGACGAGCACGCCGACGGCACCACCACCTGCACATTCACCGGCGTCTACAACCTGTCGGTGCAGGGCATCGACGGGGTCGGCAACAGCGCGGTCGCCGTCGGCGACATCGTCTACTACACGGCGGCGGACACGCCGAAGCTCGGCAAGAAGACCGCCGGTGTGCAGTTCGGCTACGCGCTCGCCGCGGTCGGGTCCGGCGCGACCGCCACCATCCCCGTCAAGATCGGCCACTGAGGAGAGATACGCCGATGACCGTCAATGTTCTCGACGTTCTGCCCGAGGTTGCCACCATGCGGGCGCAGGACGCATCAGTCGAATCGATCTACGGTGGTGAGGGACGCAGCCTGTCGGCAGCGGCCCGCAGGCGCCGGCAGCAGGAAAACGCAGCCTACCAGCGGCACCTCGTGGAGGCCGCGCAGTTGTACGCGAAGGTCATCAACGGCAACCGACGCGCCGCGCTCGATTTCCAGGAAGCGATGACCACCAGCGACTTCCAGTTGCTGTTCGGTGACGTGTTGGATCGGCAGATCCTGGCGCACTACCAGTCGATGCCAGTGCAGTGGGACTCTGTTGCCCGCAGGGGCCGGGTCCGTGACTTCCGCACGGTGAAGCGATACACGCTAGACGGCGGAGAGGCGATCCTCGACGAGGTCAAACAGCAGGGAGAGTACAAGGCCGCGAAGCTCACCGACGGCAAGTACGAGTACGCCGTCACCAAGCGTGGCCGGCGGATCCCGCTGGCGTGGGAGACGCTAATCAACGACGACCTGGACGCGTTCGCCGACATTCCCCGCCGACTCGGCAACGCCGCCCGCCGCTCGGAGGAGCGGTTCTGGACGACTCTGTACGCCACGCCGACGGGGCCAGACTCCACCTTTATGAGCGCCGGCAACAAGAACTTGATCGCCCAGGCGACGTACGCGAACCTGCCGGACAACCCGGATCTGGCCGTGGACGGCCTGCAGTACGCGTTCGAGGTGCTCGGTCGGCAGGTCGACACCGACGGCGCACCGATCTACGTCGAGGGTGCCGTTTTGGTGGTGCCGCCCGCGCTCGAGGTGCCCGCCCGCAACATCCTCAACGCCACCGAGATCGTCACCGCCGCCGGGTCGTCCGGTGTCGAGTCTGACGCGGGTCGCACCGACCAGCTGCGGGTGGCGAACTGGATGGCCAACCGGACCCGGCTGGTCGTTAACCCGTGGCTGCCGATCGTCGACACCACCACGGGGAACACCGCCTGGTATTTGTTCGCAGACCCCAACGTGGGCCGGCCGGCTATGGAGATGGGGTTTCTGATCGGTCACGAGTCGCCGGAGCTGTTCCAGAAGACCCCGAACGCGGTGCGGGTCGGTGGGGGCCCGATCGACCCCACCGACGGGGACTTCGAGACCGACTCGGTCGAGTGGAAGCTGCGTCATGTGTGGGGTGGCACGCTGATGGACCCGAAGTCAGCGGTCGCGTCGAAGGGCACGAACTCGGCATGAGGCCGGTTCGGCGGAGAAATCCGGTCGCGCTGCTGTGCGAGATCGCGGATCTTCTCATCGAGCAGAACCGGCTGCTGGGTGACATCCGTGAGCGGCTACCTGAGCCTCCCGGAGCCGGGCAGCCGGAGCCGGTGGGGATACACGAGCCGGCCCCCACCGTTCAGCCCGAGCCGCCACCAGCACCCAAGCCGGTGTCGGAGCCAGCCACGAAAGCCTCCCCCGCGGTGAAGGCCACCCCACGGAAAACCGGGGCGCGGCGCCGCGCCTGATCGTCCGGCCGCCCGTCACCTCCCCAGCGCGGGCGGCCGGACCCACACGGACGGGAGGTGGAACAGATGGCGATCACCACCGACCCCGCCACCGACATCGGCCGGGTGCGGCTGCTGATCACCGACCTGACCGAGCCGGCCCTGTTCACCGACGAGCAGATCACCGCGCTCCTTTCGATGGAGGGCGACCACGTCAAACTCGCCGCCGCGGCGGCGCTAGACGTGGTCGCACGATCCGAAACGCTGATCTCCAAGAAGATCCGAACCCAAGATCTGACCACCGACGGGCCGGCGGTCGCCCAGGAGCTGCGGGCGTCCGCGGCAGCTTTGAGGGCGCAGGCTGACATCGACGACGCCGGGTTCGACGTCATCGACTTCGATCCGTACGCCGCCTACCGGCAGGAGGCGTGATCGGTGCCTGGTCTGCCCGCCACCACGGTCATCCACCCCGACTTTCAGCAGCACCACCGGCCGGTCGCGGCAGGGCAGATGACCGGCACCTGCCGCATCGAGCGGCTGCCGGCCGGCCCTGCGGTGTGGGATGACGCCGCGGGCACGCACGTGCCGCCCTCGCCGACGCTGCTGTATGACGGGCCGTGCCGCTACCAGCACCTGTCTCCGGCCGGGCAGCCGATCGTCGCTGACACCGAAACGCCCCTGGCCGACGTTCGTATCACCGTCCCGGTGCCCGACACCGTCGAGTACACCGTCAATGACCTGGTCACCCTCACCGGCGCCGCCGACAACCCGGACCTGGCCGGACGGACGCTGCGGGTGACCGCGGTGTCCGCGGCCACCATCTCGGTGCAGCGGGATCTGACCTGCCAGCTACGGCAACCCACCACCAGGTAAGGGGGCGGACGTGGATGACCTGGAACGGTTGGCCGAGGACATGGACCAAGCCGCCGACCGGCTGCACGACCGCGCCGAGAACCTGGCGCGGGCGAGCACGCTGCGCACCGAGGCCCTCGGCAAAGCGGGCGCACCGGTGCTCACCGGCCTGCTGCGGTCGTCGATCACGTCGCAGGTCGACAGCGGGCCGACCCGCATCACCGGCGAGACGGGGCCGGACACCACCTACGACGTGTACGTCCACAACGGCACATCACGGCAGCCCCCGAACCCGTTCATGGACGCCGCTGCCGACGTCGTGCAGCCGCAGTTCTACGCGGCGGCCGAACGGATCGGCGGGCAGGTCCTCGATGGCTGACACCGACGTCGGCTGGCTGCACGCGCAGGGCCTCGCCGCACTGCTGACGCCGCTGCCCTACGTGGTGTACGTCGGGGAGGTCACCGACGTCGACGCCGACCTTGCGTTTCCGTACCTGGTGCTGTGGCCGCCGCCGGCGACACGGCCGACGATCACCCTCGCCGGGTACGGCGGCGAGGCGACCACCGTCACCCAGCTCACCGCGGCCGGCACCAGCCCCCGCGAGACGATCACCGCACTGGATCGGGCCTCAGCGCGGCTGCACCGCGTGCGCCCAGCGATCACGGGCCGCCGCTGCTCGCCCATCACCCACACCGAGGGCGCCGCCGGGCCGCCGCAGCCGCGGCTCGACCCGCAGGCCCGCACCCCCGACGGACGGCCCATCTTCATCACGTTCGCCCAGTTCACCCTGCACTCGTCCAGGAGCCCCGATGGCTGACATCCCTGTCCGCAGACCCACATTCAACGGCGTCAACCTGGCCCTCGGCGCCGCCGCCGCCGGCGACACGGCCGAGTGCGGGCCCGGCTTCGCGTTACTGGTCAACAACGGCAGCGGGGCGTCTGTCGACGTCACGATCGCGGTGCCCGGCAACACCTCATACGGGGTCGCGACCCCCGACAAGCCGATCAGCGTGCCCGCTGGGGAGCTGTGGGAGATCTCGCTGCTGGAGGTGTACCGGGATCCGTCCACCCGACGGGCGGCCATCTCCTGGTCGGCGACGACGTCGGTGACCCGCATCGTGGTGAGACGGTAGGAGGGCGCATGCCGACGTGGACAAGGGTGCGAGACACCCACACCGGACATATGTTCGATATTGACGCGCGCACGCTGCCGCACCGCCCCGGCGTGGAGCCGGTCAACGACCCGAAGCGGTGGCCGGACATCGAAGGCCCCCGCGCGCAGCCGAGGCCCCCGAAACCTCACGTTGACAAGGGCACACCGCGAGGCGACGCCGGCCGACGACGCACCACTACCACCAGCACCCCGGCGTCAACGCCGACCACCACAAGCAGGGAGCAGCAGTCATGACTCAGCCGGCCAGCGTCCCCGCCGACGGCAACCAGGCCGTCTGGTGGGTACCCGTCCTCGCGGTCACGCAGAGCCCGACCGTCGCCGAACTCACCGCCCCATCGGTGATCGACGCCTCCTGCTTCCTGACCGCCGAGGGGTGGCAGCCGACCACCAGCGAACAGGTGGTAACCGACCAAAGGCTGTGCTCAACGGAAGACTACGAGCAGCCCGGACGTCTGCAACACAGCCTGCAGGTGACCTATGTGCACAACCCGGCATCGCCTGCGGACAACGCACTCTATTTGGCGCTGACCAGGCTGACGTCCGGCTACTGGGTGTCTCGCGTGGGAGTGCCGTACGACCAGGCGATCGCAGCCGGTGACCTCGTTGATGTGTACTCGGTGACGATGGGCTGGCGGCAGAAGACCCCAGGCCCCGCGAACACCGTACTGACCGTGACCCAGAAGCCGTTCATCACCGGCCCGGTCGTACAAGACGCTGTGGTCGTCTGACCCGGTTTGTGTCATGGCGGTGTGGGCTGCCAGCCCGGCCCACACCGCCGCTTCGTGTCTCGGGCTGGCATCAGAAAGGGCTGGAACACGTGAGCGACACCTCCGCGGGCGAACCCGCCGTACCCGCCACCTCCACCAGGGACCGAGTCCGCAACGCCCGACTACCAGAGCGCACCGTCGACGTGTGCCTGCGAGGTGACCTGCAGGCCGAGTGGGAGGACCTGCACCGGCAGCTCGCCGACGTTGAAGCCGCCGCAGCCAAGGACAAACGGCTCAACGGCGACAAGCATGCCCGCGGTATCGCGCAGCGCATCCTCGCCGTGCAGGACCGCATGCGTGAGGACACGATCGTGTTCCGTATGCGTGGCCTTCCCGGTAAACAGTGGGATGCCCTACTCAAGGCACATCCTCCACGGCCAGACAACGACAGCGACGCGCAGCTGGGCTACAACACCGACGAGTTCATCGCCGCCCTCGTCAAGACGTGCACGTACCTGCCTGACGACCTCGACGAGGACACCTGGCGGGAGCTGCTCGGCGACAACGACACCGAGCGGGCCCGCCGACAGCGGGCCAACCTGCCGGTAGAGGACGGCAAGCTGACCGAGTGGCAGCAACGGGAGCTGCAGGACGGCGCGCTGGCCGTGAACGTGCGGAAGGTCAACGTCCCAAACTCGTTCGCCGCCTCACGGCTGACCCGGTCCTCCTAGCTGAGGTCCGGGCCGCGAGGCGGCACCACATCACACTGCGGGAGTTCCGCGGATGGGTACCCGAACGGGTCACCGAGCACGAATACGACGCCGACGGTCGGATGGTGCGGTCGACGTCGTGGGCGGAGTCGGCGTGGGACGAGCAGCAGCGCGGATGGATGCTCGCCCTCGACGCGTACGAGGCGGACCTGTGCCCGCATTGCGGCGGCCCGTCGAGTGTGTGTCAGTCGGCGGACGCCGACCGCAACAACCCGCGTGCCACCTGGATCTACTGGCCGATCAGCCCCGCCGAGTGCGCGATCAGCACGGCGATGCGGGTCGGTAAACCGCATCTGGACAAGCTCGACCCGGACGGGCGGCGGGCGTTGATCCCCCGCGCTGAGCGGGTCCGCCGGGGCGCTGCCAAACCCAGCAACGCCATCGTATGACAGCCCGGGGGTGAGCGATGGCCCGGCGAATTGCGGTGCAGTTCATCGCCGAGTTGACGCGATTCGGTCAGCAGATGCGCGGCGGCGCCGACGAGGTCCGCAAGGTCCGGCAGGAAGCGGTGGCCGCCCAGCGGGAGGTGACCGGGCTCGGCGCCGCCGGTGACACGGCGGGCCGACAACTCGGCGACGGGCTGGTGCGTGGCCTCGACGGCAGGATCCGCGACGCCCGCGGCCGGTTCGTAGGGGCCGGTACGCGGGCGGGCCGCGACTTCGGGGACGGTTTCGAGCGTGGCGCCCGCTCCGGTATCGGCCGGGTTGCGGGCATGCTCGCCGGCGCGGCGCTGCAAGCCAGCGGTTCGGCTGGCCGGGGACAATTGGTCGGCCTGGCGGCGATCCCCGCGACGGCCGCAGCTGCGGCAGCGTCGTTGCAGGTGCTGCCGCCGCTGCTCGCTGCTGTCGGCGGCGGTCTGGGCACGATCCCCGGATTGGCGGCAGGTGCGGCCGGGTCGATCGGCACCGTCAAACTGGCCACCGCCGGACTCGGCGACGCCATCGAGGAGGTGTTCGCCGACGACCGCGACCCCTACCTGCGGCTATCACGCAACGGGCAGCAGTTCGTGTCCGCGCTGGGCGCGCAGAAGCAGGCACTGCTGGGTTTGCGGTCGGTGGCGCAGGACCGCGTCTTCAGGGGCCTTGACGCCGAGGTCACCGAGTTGGCGGCGGTGGCGCTACCGTTCGCCCGCACCCAGGTTGAGCGTTTCGGTGACACGTGGAACATCACATTCCGGCAGGCGGCAGCGCTCGGCCGGGACCAGCAGTTTCTGGCCGGGTTGAACAGCGCGTTTGCCTCCGCCGACGGGTTCTTCGACAAGGTGAACGCGCGCATTCCGGCGACCGGTCGGGCGCTGGGTGGCCTGTTCACCGGCAGCATCCCGTTCGTCGACCAGTTCGGCGACAGCCTGCTGGAGTATGTGGACGACTTCAGCGCGTGGATCGAGCGCACCAGCAGGTCCGGCCAGTTGCACATGTTCTTCCGGGATGCCGGACAGCAGGCCGACGCGCTGCTTGATCTGACCCGCGAGATCTTTGTCCTTGTCGGCCGGATCGGCGGTATGGGGCAAGGCTCCACTCTGCTGCGGGACATGGCCGACGCCGTGGAACGGTTCAACGACGAGGCACACAACATGCGGTCGGTGGAAGGGATCATCCGCACCGGTAACGAGGCCATCGCCGGCGTTGTCGATGTGCTGGTGGTTCTCGGCGAAACAATGGGAGACACGCTCGCCGATCCGGGCACCGCCGCAGCCGTTGCCTTGTTCTTCGACGTGCTCAAAGTGGGGGCGCAGACCGTCGGCGGGTTGGTGCAGGTGTTCGGGCTGCTGCCCGACCAGATTCAGGCCGCAGTACTGGCCGGCGCGGCGCTGGCCATCGTCGCCGGGAAGCTGAGCAACGCCTTCGGTAAGGCGCACACTGCCGTGAGTGGATTCAGCGAGCGGCTGCGGCAGACCGGCCCGTCGGGTGTGCAGGCTGCTGAGGGGATCGGCAAAGCCGAGCGTGCCGTCGGCCGGCTGGTTGTCACCATGGCGGCCTTCCAGGTCGCCTCCGCTGCCTTCGGGTCGACTCTCAACCCGCAGGTCGATGCCCTGTCTCGCCGGTTGACAGAGTTCGCCCGCGACGGTGAGGTGGCCGGTGAGGCGGCCCGTGTCCTCGGCGGGGACATGGACAAGTTGGAAACGGCGATCAAGGATGTCGCGGACACGGGCGCCTGGTCCGACTTCGCCCGCGGCGCCGCCGGTTTCATCGAGGGCATCACCGGTTTGGGTAACGTCGTCGATGACAGTCTCACCAAGTCACGGGAGCGGATCTCGGCCCTCGACTCGGCGTTGACGGACATGGTGGCCGCCGGTGGGATGGAGCAGGCCCGGCAGGCTTTCGACCGGATCGCCGAGTCGGCGGCCAAGCAGGGCGTATCCACCCGCGAACTGATGACCGTCCTGCCCAGCTACGCGGCGGCTTTAGACAAGGCGAAGGCTGCCGGGGACGGGCAGGCGCAGGCAACGGCTGCGGCGGAACAGCGGACTCGGCTGCTGACCGGGTCGATGCAGGACACGATCACCGCGATGGGCTCGTACACGCGGGCGTGGGAGGTGCTGAACGGCGCCCAGTTGACAGCAGATGAGGCGGCTCTGGCGGCGAAAGACGCCATTGATCAGGTGACACAGTCTTTCGCGGAGAACACCGACACGGTGACCGGCAACAGTCGGGCGGCGTTGGAGAACCGAATCGCGGTCGGGCAGGCCGCGCAGGCGGCTGCCGAAGCAGCACAACGCAAGTACGAGGAAACCGGCTCGATCATCGAAGCTACCGCGACGTACGACTCGTACATCGGCGCGTTGCGGCGCACCCTGCGGCAGGCGGACCTGACGGACGCCGAGATCGAAGGGCTGCTGGCCTCGTACGCGCAGATGCCACCAGTCGCGCAAACGCAGGTATCGGCGCCCGGCGCGGCTGCCGCGACACAGCAGGCAACTGGCTTCTACAGCGCGCTCAAACGGCTACCCGACGGCAAGTTGGTGCGGGTGAATGTGCGCGGCGTCGAGTCAGCCATCAGCCGAGTGGATCGGCTGCAAGCCGAGGTCAGGGCATTGACGGGCAAAACCATCCGTATCGGAGTGGTCGGCGGACCGGGCGGGCACCTCGAACAGCGGTGGGGCGGCTACCACGAGCGCGGTGGCGGATGGACGAAGGCCGCGGTCGGCGTGCTGCGGGAGGCGACCGTCTACCCGGCCCGCTATCCCGGCCGGTACATGATCGCCGAACCGGAAACGGGCGGTGAGGCATTCATCCCGCTGCGCGGTAACTGGGCACGCAGTGTTTCCATCGCCCAGAAGGCGATGGACCACTACGGCATGGCAGTCGTCCCGAAGTCAGTGGTCGCTGCCAGTCAGCGGGCGATGGCGGCAATGGCGGCGTCCGCGCAGGCGGGACCGGCGTCGGGGCCGGTGACCTACGACAACCGGATCAGCGTCCACCCTCAGCGCGCGGACTTCAGCCTGAACGATCTGGATGCCCTGGAGGCCCGCCGAGATGCACAACTGCGGGTGGGGAGGGCCCGGTAATGGCTGTTTTGGTTGGCACCATCACCAAACCTAGCCCGTCATCGGCCGCACCGCGGGGGCTCGACCCAGGACGGCCAGAGGCGGTGTGGATTGCGCCGGACGGCACCGAAATCCAGTTGACCAGTGACCAGGAGCTGCACTTCACCCTCGACTCTGTGACGGGGTGGGGCGCCGCCCCGGTCCGGATCGTCGCCGACGCACATCCGCGCGGCGGCACCCGGGTGCGACACATCCAGCCGCAAGCGCGAACGATCACATGGCCGATCCGAGTCCGTGCGGACACACACGTGGAGCTGGTCGCGGGTTGGCGGACGATCGCACGCGCGTTCACCATGACCCGCCGGTTGGGCCCCGGCACCCTACGGGTGATGCGCCCGGACGGGGACGCCCGGGAAATCCTCGCCTACTACGAGGCGGGAATCGAAGGCGAACCCGGTCAAGGCCACACCTACGACACAGCGGTGCTGTCCCTGTACTGCGAGGACCCCTTCTGGCGGGCGGTCGCCCCGGTCAGCGCCCTCTACTCCAACGGCGCCCCGGTGTCGTATCTGGACCCGTATCTGACGGTCAGCCCGTCGAGTGTGCTCGGCGCGACGACGGCCGTCAACGCGGGTGATGTGGAGGCGTGGCCGTCGTGGACGATCGTCGGGCCCGCCTCGCAAGTGCAGGCCACCAACTCGACCACCGGTGAGGCGTTCGCCCTATCGGCGACGCTGCTCGCCGGGGAGACGGCGACGATCAGCACCGATCCGCCGACGGTACGGGGCCCGGCCGGGCAGATCTGGACCAAAAACCTCGACTGGCCTGGTGCGGTGCTGTGGGCTTTGCAGCCCGGCCTGAACAACGTCGACCTCGCAGTGTCCGGCGCGGCGGCGGGTACGCAAATCACTCTCTCCTACACCCCTCGATACGAGACGGCCTGACCGATGCCTCCGATGCTGTCCCAGCCGGCGCGGATCACCCTGCTGGTCACCGACCGGAACCTCAACGTCATCGGTGACCCGATCGGCGACTGGGTGGACCTAGACGTAACGCTGCAATTCAACGATGTCGCGTCGGGTGGGTTCAGGGCGCCGCGTACGGCGGTCACCGCTGCGCAGTTGGCGGCTGGGAACCGCGTGGTGGTCATTCGGAACGGTGCGGTGTTTTGCGCCGGCCCAATTGAGGCCCCCGGCCCGGAGGACTGGTCGGCGCAGGGTCAGGCGTCCGGGTCAGGTCAGGTAGAGGTCCGTTTCGCCGACGACCTTGCCGCAGTGGTGTCGCGGGTGACCTATCCGAACCCTGCGGCGGCGGCGACCGCGCAGACGTCCACCGCGCGGTGGACGGCCACCAACGAGGCCGGCAATGTCATCCGGTCGCTGGTGGACCTTAACGCGGGTCCGGGGGCGCTGACGGCGCGGCGGGTGCCGCAGCTGACTCTCGGTACCGGCGCTGGTCTCGGCTCGCAGATCACGTTTGGGACGCGATTCGAGCCGCTCGGGGATGCACTGCGGTCGGCGGCCATCGCCGGCGGCGGGCTGGGTTTCCGCACCCGGCAAGACACCGCCGCCGCGCAGATCGTGTTCGACGTATATGCGCCGCAAGACCTGAGCGCTGGGGTGCGGTTCTCCCCGGGGCTGGGCAACCTGCGCTCCTACCGGTATGAGCCGCAGGCACCGACGGCGACGACGGCGATCGTCGGTGGTCAGGATGTCGGCACGTCGCGGGTGGTAGTGGAGCGAGTCGACACGGCCGCAGAAGCGGCGTGGGGGCGAATGGAACGGTTCGTGGACCGGCGTCAGTCCGATGACACGGTCGGCAGCACCGCCGAGCTCGATCAGGCCGGGGATGAAGAGTTGGCGCGAGCGGCGGAGACGGCCCGGCTGTCGTCGGTGACGGTCGACACGGACGACCAGCGGTTCGGGGTGCACTACCAACTTGGCGACCGGGTATCGCTGGAGTTGGCCTCCGGGGTGGAGGTCGCGGACGTGATCCGGGCGGTGCGCATGCAGGTGACCCCGGACGCGGGTGAGCTGGTGACCGCGCTGGTGGGGTCGCAGGACACGTCGAGTGACCCGAGATGGGTCAGATATCTACGGGACGTGTCGCGCCGGATCGACCGATTGGAGACGATCTGATGGCAGAGTCCTGGTACCCGAATCCCGGTGTCACACAGCTGCAGCATGAGCGGCTCATCGCCCTCGCTGTGCCCTCTGGCGTCGAGGGACATCCGCAGGATCCGCCCCTGGTGTACGCGACTGGCTTCGGCACCCGCGAGATTCGCATCCTCGCCGACCGGCGGGCGAGTGTGCTGGGCTACGGATGGGCGAACGACAGCAGCGAGATCGTGTTGTCCCTGGCTGACAACGCTGCCGGTTCGGCGCGGGTGGACCTGGTCGTGCTGCGGCTGGATCGCGCCGACTACTCCGTCCGTGTCATGGTCGTGTCCGGTACGCCGGGTGCCGGGGCGCCCGCGCTCACCATGGACGCCGGCACATCCGGCGTTTGGGAGCTACCGCTGGCTGAGGTGACTGTCGACCCCGGCGCGACCGTCATTACCGCGGCGCAGGTGCGCAACCGCGCCTGGTACGGCGGGCCCGACGGGCGGATTCTGTGCACATCGAGCACCCGGCCGCCGCACCAGGTCGGACGGGTCATCGTCGAGACCGACACAGGTCGAACCCTTGAGTCAACAGGGCTGACGTGGGTGGTAGTGCGTGAGAATTCGGGACCAGCGGCTCTCGTCATCGCGGCCGGCTTCACCGCGCACCGCAATGTGTTGCGGCGGAAAAACGGCTGGGTATTCGCCCAGCTGACGTTTAGGCGCAGCTCATCCATGGATGCGGACCGGGCTTACACTGTCGCGACCGTCCCGGCGGACTTCCGCCCTGTCACGGCTCTTGACGGCACAGGCAGTGTAGTGAATCTATCGCTAACGGCGACGGCGACCGTGACCACATCCGGTCTTTTCCAGGTCAGGGTATCGAATGTGCTGCACGTCGGGTCGGTAGTGATCCACCCGATGGCCTGGCCCATCGACTAGCCAGACAAGCCGCTAGTCGACTTCTCACTTGCTGTCCGCGCCCTCCGCTCACTAGGAGACGAATATGTACTGGTATGGAGGCGGGCCGGCTGACTGGGCGATGGCCCTGGTCACCATCGACGGCACCGCGAACGTCCCACAGATGCAGCCGGGTGCGACCATCACCTGCTGGAACGCGCAGGTCGGCGGCACCCAGTACACCGACCTCGCACTCGCCGACGGCACCCCGGTCAGCCAGGTTACCGCCTCCCTCGGTGACACCGTTTACGGTCCGGGCACCTGGCCCCGCTTCCAGGCGCCGGTGCTGTCCATGTGGATCTCCGTTGACGACGGTCCCCGAATGCTCGTCGTGTCAACAGACGTACCCGATGTGATGCAGCAGCTCAGCACTGCCGCGCAGGCCGCGCAGGAGGCTGCCGAGGCCGCCGCCACGGACGCGGCAGCCGTGGCCGAAAGCTCCTCCACCGCCGGGCACATTGCCGAGGCGGACCCACACCCCCAGTACCTCGACCAGGCGCGCGGCGACCTGCGGTACGTGCTCGCCGACGCCGGCACGATCGCTCCCCTTGACGAGCCTCGCGAGACTTTGACATTCGCCTCCACGCCAGCGGCCGGGAACGCGAACATGCGTGAGGTCTGGATCACCCACGAGGGAGTAACCAGGCGCGCGGCGTGGGAAAACGAGCGCAACAACCCCCGACGCGAGCAGCTACCCGGAGCACTGTGGGACCACCTCTACACAGCGGTGGCGGCGTACAACGGCACCGGCCGCGCCTTCAACGTCGAGATCCGGGACTCAGCCAACGTACGGCGCGCGGCCGGCGGCATCGACGCCCTCGGCCGGCCCGTTACCTCCGACCAAACATGGACGCCCATCACAAGCCTGGACCCAGACTCGACCGGCGCGTACACGGCCAGCACCGCAATCGGGCCCGCCCCCCTGGGCGTGCGGTGGGAAACCGACGACACCGTCCGGATGCAGGGCCGTATCGATGCCACCGCCGTCACCGCCGGGCACACCCTGGCCGTACTACCCGCCGGCTACCTGCCCTTGTCGCAGCGGCTGCTCACCCTGCCCACCGTCGACGGCCAGACGGTGACCACCGAGCTGCTCACCAACGGCCACATCGTCGCCCAAACCACCCTTGCTGGGCCGGTGACCCTGGCACTCGACGACTTGACCTTCGCCCGCGTGACAGCCCCCCAGAACACCGGCAACTGGACTGTCACCTCGGCAGCGGTCGCCACCCCCGGCACGGTCAGCCCGCTCAGCCTCACCCACGCCGGCGCCACCGACCGTCTCTACGTGCTCGTTCTCGCCCGTAGCTCCGCGGCCGACCCATTCACCACCGTCACCGACAACGCGTCCAACAGCTGGGCCCGGATCACGTACGCGCCGACGAGCGGAAGCATCGGCCGGCGCATCGAGATGTGGACCTGCCAGCCCACCACAGCTTTCGCCAGCGTGTCCGTCGGCTTCAGTGGCGCCGGCACTGCGTACGCCAGCCTCTACGAGATCACAGGCCACCACGCCACCCCGCTCGACCAGGCCGCCAGCGACCACCGGTCGTCCACGACGACACCAGCGGCAGTCGAGGTCACACCCAGCGGCACTGGTCGCCTCGTCATCGCGGGCATCGCCTGCGCCCCGAACACCTTGGCGCAGATCACCGCCTCGCCTGGGTGGACGGCGCTGCCCTCCCACAACGGCGGCCCGGCTGTGGTCTACCAAACCGATCCGGCCGCGAGCGCGCCGCTCGGCGTTTCCTGGACGCTGGCCACGTCGGCTGGCTCCGGCCACGCGATCGCCGCCATCGCACCTGAGTAGCCGCCACCGCGAGCACCGGCCGCGGCCACGGAAGGCACGGCGGGCACAGACCTTGCCGAGTCCGGTTCGACCGCCAGCGACACGTAGCCCGACACGCACCTTTTGACCACCTACATCTGCCCAAGGGAGGGACATGTCCACCACCAACCCCCATCCAATCCCAGACGAAAGCCCGGAACAGCACATCGGTGACGAAATCCCGGACCCGTGGGCGGATCCCGCCCAGACTGACTGGCCAGCAATGGAGGTGAACATCGATGGCGTGGACCGTGGTACCGAATCTGGATGAGGCCCGCGATCAGCTCAACAAGCGGTTCCCGGGCCGCGACACGAGGTCGGACGGTTCGATCGGGGACACCGCTCACCAGCGCTACCCGTCGTCGCACAACCCGGATCGGACCGGCCGACCCGAACACCGCGACGGCGACCAGGTCGACGAGGTGCGGGCCCGGGACTTCGACGCCGACCTGAACGACCCGGACGGCGTCACGATGGAGCAGGTCGTGCAGCTGTGGGTGACGCTGGCCCGTGCCGGGGTGCTGTGGTGGGTGCGGTACATCATCTTCAACGGCCGCATCTGGCACCGCCGGTACGACTTCACCACCCGCACCTACACCGGCTCGAACCGGCACACGACCCACTGCCACGTGAATTCTGACTTCACCCAGGCTGCGGACACGGTGCGGGGGACGGACTGGCGACTCGACCAGCTCGGCACGCCGGCGCCGGTGCCGCCCCGGCCGGCGCCCGGGCCCGCGGTGGCGTTCCCGCTCCCGGCCGGGCACTACTTCGGCCCACGCGAGCGTGGTAACCGGTCCGTGTCCGGCTACTACCGCCGCCGGTTCCGGGGCAAGGCTGACCGACAGTGGCTCACCATCTGGACCACACAGTTGGTCCGCCGTGGCTGGCCGGCGGGCAAGGGCCGCCGGTACCTGCACAAAGCCGGCGCCGATGGCCTGTACGGGCCGGAGTACCGGGAGCTGATCAAGGCGTTCCAGGCGGACCAGGGCCTCACCCGGGATGGGCTGCTGGGCCGCAAGACGTGGGACGCCGCATACCGAAACCCAATCCGATAACCCGCTGGGAGATCCACGGTGGAGACGCTGCTCTACATCTCGGCGGCGATCGCCGCCGTCGGCGCCGCCGCCGAGGTACTCCGCCGCGCCGCCCGCGGCACGCTGGCCACCAGCCGCAAACTGGCCAGGCTCGCGGACGACCTGCTCGGCGAGCCACCCCGGCCCGGCCTCCCCGACGGCCGCCCCGGACTCATGACGCGGGTGGGCCGCATCGAGGGCCGCCTGGACGCCCTCGAGGAGCTACGCCCCAACGGCGGCAGCTCGATCAAGGACCAGGTCGACCGGATCGCCCACGCCACCGGTGCCGACCAGGCCGGGCACTGACCCCGTGCTACAGCAGGCTTCTGCCGAGCCGTTCACGTACCTCGGCCGCGTGCTGCTGCGCGATCGTCATGTCCGCACCAGCGGCCTGGAGCAGCTCCACGATCGGTCGGTTGATGCCGTGTGGGTCGACCAGTGCCACCCCGGCCTGGGTACCCAGCAGCACGGGATCGTCGGTGGCCGCCCGCACCGCGGCAACCGCCACCTCGCGGGGAGCGTCCCGTCGATCGCCGGTGCCGTACCGGCGGGCCACGCCGGACAGCTCGGCCAGGAGCAGCCGCTGCGGCTGCGGCAGTGACGGCACATCCATCCCCCGACCCTAACCAGGAAGGGCCCCGCCTTCTGCCGCCTGTAGACGGTAGGGGCGGGGCCCCTCGTGGTACTCGGGCGACGGGTGTCAGCCCGGGCAGCCGGGAACGTTGACGCAGTTGTTCGGCCGGTTCTTGACCACCGCAGTGCCGGTGGCGGCGTTCAACTCCACCGTGCCACCCACCTGATTGAAGATCCCACCGCCGTCAGTGACGGCCGTGTTCTTTACGATCTTGGTGGAGAACATGGTGAGTGTGCCAAGGGCGTCGTTGTAGACGCCGCCACCCTCGTCTCCTGCCTGGTTGCTAGTTAGCTGCCTGGACGAGCTGTCGGAGGCGCTGAACACGCTCGTCTAGCTCGGGTCAGCCGGCACACGTTGGAACGGGGTTGGGGCTGCCGACGCAGTTGGTGGGCCGGTTGCCGACGATGACGACTTTGCCGAGCACCGTGATTGTGCCACGGTTGTCCACTCCGCCTGGTGCGGTGCTGGCGAGGTTGTCGATAACACGGGCGTTGGTCAACGTCATGGTGTTGTTCGTGCCGTTGTAGATGCCACCGCCGGTGGCACCCGCACTCGTGGCCTGATTGCGGCTGATCGCGGTGCGCCGGATGGCTACTTCGTTGCCGCTACCGGCATCATCCTCAATCCAGATGCCGCCGCCGGCCCCGGCCACCGCGGTGTTCTCGAGAACCTTGCTGTCCGCGACGGTGACCGTGGAGCCCGCGCCCAGCACCGCGATGCCGCCACCGGTGCTGCCGGCCGTGTTGCGGCTGATCGTGACGTCGGTCAGGGTCCCGCTGACGCCGACGAGGTGGCCAACACCGCCGCCGGTGTCGCCGGCCCGGTTGCCGGAGATGACGGTATGCGAGATCAACGTCGCCCCCGCGCAGGCGAAGACGCCACCGCCGTCGTCAACGGCGTTGTTGCCGTGCACCACACTGTAGGCGATCTGGATGGTGTCGCCGTCGTTCTCCACTCCCCCGCCGGTGTCACCCGCCTGATTCTTGGCGATCACGGACTTGTGAATCGTCACGCTGCCAGCGCCATCGTTGTGCACCCCCCCGCCGTCGTTCGCGGAGAAGTTCTGGGTGATCGTGCTGTGCACGATCGTGCTCTCGCCTTCGTTGGAGATCCCACCACCGTCGCCGTCGATGCCGCTGGTGATGTTGCGGGCCACCGTGACGTGGTCCAGTCGGAGTCGACCCCCCGCCTCGACGAAAATCCCGCCGCCGTCCTCGTCGCTCTGTCCGCCGGTGAGCTTCAAGTAGTTGAGGGTGAGGTCGCCGCCGGTATCGACGGTGAGGATTCTGAACAAGGGCGCTGCGGCGGCGCGTGTGATGGTCGTGTCCTTGCCGCCGTTGAGAGTGATGGGTGCGGTGATGGCGGGCAGTCCGGCGCCGTCGATGTTGGCGGTAAGTAGGTAGGTGCAGTCCTTGGCGAGGTCGAGGACGGCGCCGCCGCGCGCGTTGGCCAGGGTGATCGCCGCGATCAGCGCGTCGGCGCTACACGGCACCGGTGTGCCCTTGCGTGTGTCCTTCTTTCCCTTGCCCTCGTAATCCCTGCTATCGGTGGAGGCGCGGTCAGATCTTCCCAGCCGGTCATCGGCGGCAGTGAGAGTGCCCTCGACGGCGCCGAAAGCCGGCGCTCCGCCGATGCCGAGGCTGGTGGTCAGGGCCAGGCCGGTCATGCCGGCCAGCCCAACAGCCCACCACCGTGACCTCGCCCGGCGTGCACCTGGCCGGTCCAGTTCGTGCTCGTGGCGCTGATCATTCATCGCGGTATCGGTGTCCTTCCCCGTCACGGACGAGAACCACCAACCTCAGAGGGCAGGACCCGGGTGGTGTTCCTCGGCTACCAGGCAGGCGGCAGCAACCACCCTGAGCTAAACCGACACCAACCCCACCAAGACATGAACCCGAAAAACATGCCTGAACGAGATGTGAAACCGCCGTGGCATCAGGCCCACGGCCTCACTCCTGAGGAACCCCGATGACCCACGACTACCTGATCAGCCTGATCCGCACCGCCGTCCCCGCCGCCGTCGGCGCCCTCCTCGCGTGGCTGGCCTCGACGGCGGGCATCGTTCTCGACGGCGACTCGTCCACCGCACTCACCGTGGGCGTGATGGCGCTGGCGATAGCCGGCTACTACGCCCTCGTCCGGGTGGCCGAGGCACGCTGGCCGTGGCTGGGTGTCCTCCTCGGCACGCCGGCCGCGCCGAAGTACGAGGTGTCGGGGCGGTAGGGTCGTCGATGCGGTGCCGCCGGTGACGTCCCGGCCGGCGCCGACCAGCAAACGCGAGCGCCCCCGGCCGAAGCCGGGGGCGCGTCGTCGTGCCTGGGGGTCAGCGGCGTCGCGGATCTGGTAGCGCCGCCCTATGGCGGCGGTGATGCGTTACCGGCGTCGGCGGCGCCGACGCTTCGGCTTACGCCCCTGATGGCGCAGCCACAGCAGACCGAGTGAGGTGAGGGTCGCGGCCACAGCCGCATGATGCGGACCCTCCCAGCCGGGCCACGCTTCTCGCGCCGCCAGCCACATGCCGGCGAACAGGGCCAGCCACACGGCTGACCACGCCGCGATCAGCGCACGCCGACGCAGCCACCAGCGGCGCAGCGATGACCGCGACCGGGACGGCTGCCGCACAATCGGACGCACCCGGTGCGGCGCACGCTGCCGGGGCACCCGGTGCTGCTGCGGTGTCCAGCCCGGCTGACGGGTACGGCGGTGCTGCTGCGCACGGAAGATCTCGATGCGGGCGGGGTTGGCGAGATTGTGGTCGTAGTTGTAGCGGGGCCGCTGACGTGGGCCGTCCGGCACCACCGACGCGCCGTGACGGATCCACCATTGCTCTCGGGCGTCCAGGGTGGCGTCGTCCCACTGGCCCTCTTCGAGGACGAACGATCCGCCCACGATCAGGTCGGCGAATGGCTGGTTGGCGCGGTGCTGCTGTTCTCGTTGCCACGCTGTTTGCCGCGACTGGCCGATGTAGCCGACCTCGGGTGCGGCACCGGGGATGGGTTTGCCGTGGGTGTCGACTGGGCGGGTGAGAATGCAGTACACGACACCGCGGCGACGCCCACTTACCGGACGCGGCCGAGGAACACGACGCTGCTGCTGCACAGTCACTGCACTGCCGCCTGCTCGAACAGCGACGCCGCTTTGCCGGGTACCTCGTACAGGCCGTTCTTCACTCGCCGCAGCTTCCCGTCCGCCACCAGATCAGTGAGAGCCTTATCGCGGGTACCGTCCTTCATCGGCTCGGCCATCCTGCCGAGCTGTGCGATCACCTGGTCCTTCGTCACCAGCCCCCGCCCGTCAGCGGCAGCAGACGCAGCCTCCAACACCACATCACGGGACACCCGGGCGGCCTGCTGCTGCGCCGGGTCCGGCTGGGCCTGCTGCGGTGAACGCAGATGCGACGAGGTGGCCTGCGTGACTGCCGCCGCCTCCAGCAGTTCGAGCGCTTTCCCACCCGACAGCAGATCCGCATCCGACCGTCCGGCGGCCAACAGCAACTCCGCCCGCTTGCGCCGGTCGCCCCACAGCGGCCCCGACTCCTGCTGCGCCTCCCGACCAAACACGCCTGGCGTCAACGTCGACTGGCCCTCGCCGTCGACCAGCCACACCGTAATGTCGTCACCCGTGTAGTCGGCCCGCCCGTACACGTCCCGACCGTTAATGCCCTGCATGTACATCAGACCGGCCGTCGTCTCACCGGCAGCGCAGGTGTGCTTACCCCACACGTCCGGTAGCTCCGTCGGGTCGATCGGGCAGTCCCCGTCAACCGCAGACCGGCCAGCAATGTCAGTCATCGCCCTGAAGGTGATCGTCTGACCGGTCTTCAACTGTTCCTTGATGTACGTTGACCCGCCCAGGTTGTAGGCGGCCGGGATCTGAGTAATCAGCCGCATCTTGATGCCACATTTACGGCCCATCCCCACCAGGCTTTCCACCATCTCCAAGATTGTCGGATCATCGATGAACGACTGCACCTCATCCAAGGTGATGACCAGCAGCGGCATATTCCGGCTGGGTCTCCACGTTTTGATGTCCTTCGCTGACAACTCATCGTTGCGGCGGTACATTTCCTTCAATGCGGCCAACAGCATCAGCGTGATCTCAGTCTTGTCGCGGGCGAACCAGTCGACAGCCCTCTTCAATGCCCCATACGACTGGCCGCCCTGCGGGTCACCGACCCAATCAATGACAAGTCCACCAGAATGCAGTGACGCCAGCAGTAGCTGCGCCACCACCTCCGACTTCCCGGAACCCGTACAACCGGAAATCAGATCGTGGGCGGCGCCTTGCTTCGTCCACCACTGGTAGACGATGTCAGCGGCGTCGTCGTACCGGCCGATACGGGACCGGCCGTTCCTCCAGTCGTTGGCGACCGCCGCGCCCGACCACAGTTTCGTTTCCGCCAGTGGGTTGTCAGGCTGCACTCGCAGCAACCCCACCGACAGATCCGACTGGTCAGCGGAGAATGACACATCCGCGTACGTGCACTTGTAGGCGGCGGCGATCCGGCCGAGCAGGTTGGGCCGCTGCTCCCGCATGTTGATGGACCCGTCAACTTTCGCGACCACCTTCGCTTTCCAGTTGGGGAGGCGGGTACGCGAGGATGCACCGACCTCGCAGGCGGGTAGCTGCCGGTAGTCGACCAGTTCGGTTCCGATCAACGGTCCGCCGTGGCAGCCGATGAGAAGGTTCCAGGTGGTGATGGCGCGGGTGCGTACCGGGTCGGGTTCCTCCACCGGCGGAATGTCCTCGGCCACAGCCGTCACGTTTACCTTCGGCAGGTCGGCGAGCATGCGCCGGGCCTCACACTTGTCCCACCACGGTTTCGCGCCGACAGCCCAGCGCACCACCCCGGCGGCGGCGACGATGAGACCAGCCCACGTGTTCAGGTCGGTGACGGTCAGGGCAGCAGCCCACAACCCTGTCTCGGCGGCCACGGCGGCGGCGCGGCGGGCGTCACGGCGGATCTTGCGGATACGGCGGCCGGTGCGCTGTCCCTTCTCGATGCGGTTGTTGGCGATGGCGTCGCGGGTGAGGCTCCGGCTGGTCAGGTGGTAGGTGAGTCCGGCGGCAGGCAGCGCAGCCAATCCCACCGCGAACGCGGGAGCCCCGGTGAGTCCGGCGGCGGCTTCGGCGGTGAACGCGGCTGCAGGCAGGACGAGCGCCTTCGCGGTGTCGCCGTACATGCGGCGCGTGTCCGCTAGGACGGCCCCGAGACGGCGTGGCGGCTTGGGTGGTTCGAGTTTGTCGCCGTGGCGCTGACAGTGCAGCGCTAGGTCGGTGGGCGACAGCCATGCGAACTGGTCGCACCGTTCCCTGCCGCCGCCGTTGATGTTCCGCGTGCGGGGGCACTGGTAGCGGATGTGGTCGGTGCGCTGGTTGTCTGCGTCCACCGGGACGTCGTAGGGCATGCGTTTACGGCGGTCGTCGGTGGGGTCGATGTACCAGTTCTGCATTCGGGCTGCCCCCACTGGTGCCGGCGTGGGGGCAGTTTTGCGGGTGTGCCCGTCGTGGTTCGGCTGGGCGTGCCAGATGCGGGCGTCGCTGTTGGGCAGCGGCGCCGGCCGGTGCGTCGTCGTTGCCATCGGTGTGCTTCCCTCCGGTCAGGTGGCGTCGGCGGCCAGGACGAGAAGCTGCTCGCCCAGACGTCGGGCGTTGTCGGCGGTCAGGTGCATCGGCGCTTCTACCGTCGGACCGGTCGGGTCGTTCAGGTCTGCCGGGGCAGTGACTTTTAGCCAGATATGCGGGCCTTCTGCGCTCGACGACTCGTACACGCGGATCTCGCCGCCGTACTCGGACGGGACGGGCGGCAGGTGGCTTAAGCCACGGTTGGTGGTGGTGCGGGTCAGGTGCCAGGTGTCGGTCATGGTTGTCTCCGTTCAGCTGTTGACGCGGTCGAAAGCGCGGGCCACCATGCCGAGCAGCGGCGTCACCTCCGCCGTGCACGCACGTACATTCGCCACCGCCGCAGCAGCGGCCTCAGCCGCCGCGGCCGTGTGCGCCACGGCCTGCGACCGGCCCGACAACTGCACCGTGCCCATCGTCTGCTCGCCCAGCGAGATGATGCGGTTCCGAAGCCGGGTTAGCGTGGCCACGTAGTCGCTGGTGGCTTGGGTCATGGCCTGCTCGATAGCGCGGGCCTCAGCGGCACCGGACACAACACCGGTGACGGCCGTCTGATTGGTTGCTACTGCCAGGGTCATGGTTGGCTTTCCTTTCGAGGTGATCGCCGCCACGGGTGTGGTCGGGTTGTTGGCGGTTTCGGGTCGGATGGGGTCGCCTACAGTGGCGTTCACCCGGATCGGGTCACGGCTGTCCTGCTCGGCCGCGCCGGGCTCGGCGCTGTCGTGGTAGGGCCGTCGAGGGTTGGTGTAGCAGTCGTCGTCGTGGACAGTGGTCGACTCGAAGCCGCCGCCGGTGGCGTCACCGCTACCGCCGCCCGGCGGGGCGGGTGCCGCGTCGCCGGGCGAGTTGGGGCCAAGCGGTGAACCATCCGCGCCGGCAGACGGTTCAGGCGCGGCGGGCGGGTCGGCGGGCGGCGGCGCCCTCCATCCCTGAACCTTGCGGGCCGCCACCTCGTCCAGACGGCGGTCCATACGCTCACGCCACGACCGTGCCTCACTCGCCGCCTCATCGGCGGCCTGCTCGGCCTGCTCCGCCTGACACCGCCGATCCCGGTCAGCCCAGTAGTCCCGCCACATGTTCGACAGGTAACGGCGCAACGGACCGCCACTCTCGGCGGGTTCCACCCCCGCGTCGATCAGACGCTGACGGACAGCCTTCGCCCGCTCAGAATCCTCACCCCGCCTGCCCGCCTGCCACTGCTCGACGACACCACCCGACCAGTCCGGGTTACGGTGCAACATCCCGTAGATCGCCAGGATGGTCACCGCTATGGAGATCGGGTCCACCGGTCACATCCCCAGGAACGCGCGCAGGGCTGCGATAACCACGTCAAACGGCAGCAGCAGCGCATCGTAGACATCGCCGAGCCCCCCACCGGTGATCCGCATCAGCGTCGGCGCGAGCACGATCAGGATGAACGCCGGCCAGTCCGGACGCCGGTCCGCGATGTCCACGATGATGAACATCAACGCCGCGATGGAGGCGATAGCCGCCCCGCCCGAACTGATGCCGACCGCGCTGCCGAACTCGGACGACATGCCGACTCCACCCAGTAGGGCAGCCCCCCACGCGATCCAGGAGAAGAACCTCGACACCGTCTGGTGCTTGAGCCGCCTCGAGATCAGGTACTGGGCAGTGATGCCGATGATGACCAGACCGAAGCCGATACCGACGTTGAACATGGCAGGTCACCCCTTCCCGAGGGCGAAAGTCGCGGCGAACGCCGCAAAGACGAGGTAGAACAGCCACCGCCGGACAGGGCGGGCGGTGAGGTAACGCAGCGGCCCCTGCAAGAACGTCGGAGCCACGAGAGTCAGACCGAACATGAGGTACCGGTCGGTGTGGTTCGAGATCAGCCACGCGAGCCGCAGCCCCTCCGACCGGCCAGGAATCCGGCGCACATCCACGACGCTGGTACGCCACATCGCGCCCAGCGACAGGGGGCGGGCAGTCCACAGCCACCACCGCCGGAGCGCCCGCCGCACGGCCGTGAGCAGCGATTCGGGCCGAATCTTGCCGACACTCAACGTCACCGGTACCCTCGCGCGTGCGCGCGTAGACACAGGCGGGCTGTCCAGCACCGGCACCCTGCCGTTTCGAGGGGATCGAATTTCACCCGGAGTAGCTGTCGTGGTCATCGGGTGGGCTCCTCTCGCATGTGGTGAACCAACGTCAGAACGCCGTCGGTGGCGTCGTCGAGACGACCCAGACGCCACGCCTCAGCGACCAGCCAGCCGCAGGCACTCCACAGCCGCTGCCGGGGCGTGGCCGCTTCGTTGACGCGGCTTTCGTGCCATTCACGGCGACGCCGGGCCGACTTTTCGGCGCGGGTCGCCATCAGATGCCCTGCTCAGCGGGCATGACCCACCGCCACAGCACCGGGCCACGGCCCTTCCCGTCGGTGTCGGTGTCCCGCACTTCCAGGTGGAACTCGTGGGCCAGGCTGCGGCGGCTTCCGGTGCGGAGGACCGCGCCGAGGAGGTGCCGGTTGAGGGTGGTGCCGGTGGTATCGCCGTCTGCCAGGTCGATGGCGGTCAGGTAGGGGTTGACGTCTCGTACTGGCCGTCCGTTGTGGAAGACGTTGATCTCGTAGATTCTCGATGCCATCGAATCCTCGAATTCTTGTTCGTTTCCGCAGGTCAGGGCTTGTTCTTCGGGTCGCCGTGGTAGGGCTCGTCGGTTACCGCGTACACCCACTTGCGGCCCTCGCGGGCCACCTCGGCGACCAGCAGCATGGCGACACCAACCAGCGCACCGGCGATGACAGCGGCGACCGTCGAGAGTTCGATGAGTGTGTTGGTGGCGATGCCGCCGACGCCGGCAGCTCCGGCGAACGCGGCAGCGAGGCCAGCCCATTCGGCGGCGATCTGTCGCCAGTCGCGATGCTTGACGATCTTCGAGTGGTCGATGGCGTCCCCGGCTGCGGGAACAGCGACGGCGGCGGGTCGGGTGGTAGCGGGCAAGGCGTCAGTGGTCATCGGCCAGTCCTCCCAGTGACGGTCGTGGGCGATCAGGTGACGCACGCCGCGTATGGCGTCAGCGTCACGGGTGACGGTGCGGGCGATATGACGGCGCTGCGGGCGGAGCGTCAGCCCGCCCGCCAATGCGGCGTCAGCGTCGACGCCGGTGGCGGTGGCGGTCAGGTCGTGGAGGGTGCCGGCGGGGTGACGGCCTCCGCGGGTCGAGATGACGGGGAAGGAGAGGGCGTCAGTCACGTCCGTCACCTGCCGTCAGCTCGGCCACGATCCGGTCGTGTTCGGCGCGCAGGATCTGCTCGGCGTCAGCGACGGCCAACTCAGCCAGCCACTTAGGCCGGTTGGTGCGGGCTGCCGACTCGGCGCCCTCCACCGCCTCAGCCATCCACGTACCGGCCGGCTCCACACCGAGAGCCATGCAGAGCAGCAGAAACACCTTCATGCCGTCCCGCTTGCTGCCGCCGCCGTCGACTACCTGCCGGGCCTTCTTGGCGGCGTAGTCGCGGACCTGGTTGACGGTCCAGTCCCGGAATCGCTCGTCGATGAGGTCGCGGCTGAGAGGGCGGACGGCGGTGACGTCAGTGCGGGTGCGTTTGACGGTGACGTTGCTGCGGCTGGCGGTTGGAGTGACGGTGTCGGTGGTGGTGGCTTCGGTGACGGGGACGACGGTGGTGACGGGCGTTTGTGAGCGGCTGACGGTGACGGTGTGCGTCTCCGCGTCGCCGTCACTGCTGGCGTCACACTGGGGTGTCTGCGTCGGTTCGACGTCGATGATGTGACGGTGACGGTCGGCGTCACCGGTCGGGATCTGCGTCACCTCAGCCCAGGCGTCACCGGTGACGGCGTCGGGCTTTGTCGCTTCCACGATGCCGCGCACGATCGACAGGCGGCGCAGTAGCTTCGCCCGGACGTTCGGGTTCTCGGCGAGGTCGATCCACTTGCAGGCGGCCTGCGTCTGCCGCATGACCCGCCAGCCGAGCCACGCGATGTAGAGGCGCTTGATGCGGCCCGGCTTGGGGTTGGCGCGGGTCGTGTTGTGGAAGTGGTTGAGCAGCCGGGACAGCCGGTCCATGCGGCGCAGGGTGGCGACCTCGGACACGCTGATGCTGGCCGGTTCCGCTAGGCCGAGGGTGACGGCGATTCGACGCCACGGGATACCGCGGCTGGTGGGCGGCGGGTACTTGCCAGGGTTGCGGTGGTGCAGGATGTCCCGCTGCTCGATCAGGCTCTCGTACCACATGTAGGCGGCGACACCTGCGGCGGCGATGCGGAACAGGCGCAGGTCTGCGCTGTCGGCGTGGACGGCGGAGAGGCTGGCGGAGATGCCGGCGAGGATGAACACGGCCCGGTGGGCGCGGCCTAGGTCGCCGTGGCGGTAGAGGTGGCGGGTGGCGCGGCGGCTGGCGTCGAAGATGCCGAGTTCGATGAATGCGAACAGGACGAGCCGCAGCGTCCAGTGGATTTCGATGACGTCGGTGAAGAACTGCCACATGCCGAGGGCGACGACGATGGTGGCGATGGTGGCGACGACGCGGGTGATGGCCCGGTCGGCGGCGGTGAGGTCGTCGGCTTTGCGTTCGGTGGCGGGCTTGCGGCGGCGGCGTAGCAGTTTGACGGCGAGGATGCCGCCGAGGGCGATGGCGACGGCGGTCATCGTGTTGTCGGGGTTGTTGAACCAGGTGGCGGCGTTGTCGGTGAGCGGGTCGAGCCAGCCGCGTGTGGCCGGGGTGTAGGCCTCGTCAGACACCTGCACTCCGGGGTCGATGTAGGTAACGGGCTGAACCTTCACCGGCCGACACCTCCTTGGTTCATGGATGGGCGCCACTGCGGCGCAGGACCGACAATAGCATTACTCGGGATGATCGGGCTACTAGGGCTAGACGGGATAGTAGGGGTTGTCGGTATGCTAGGGGCGTGCTATCCGTCCCTCCCGGAGTCCCACCTGCGCAACACACCTCGCCAACGCCGTTACGATCACGGCCAACGACAGCGAGGGGGCGGAGCGTGGCCGAGAAGGACCGGGTTAGCCGAGAGGACCAGGCCGCAATCGAGCAGCGCCTTCATGCAGGCGAATGGTTGAAGATCGGCGAGCTAATGGTGCTGTTCGCTAACCCGAACGGGAAGCCTGCCGGCCGGTCGAGCGTGGATCGGTGGCTGCGCAACGGGGCAACATTTGGGGACAAGCGCATCCCGATCCACTACGTGTACGACCCGTCGGGGGATCGGTACTGCGACCCGAATGACGTAGCGCGGGTGCTGGCCGAAACACGCAAGGTCCGATCAGCGAACCATCCTGAAGGGACGCCCGAGTGA